CAATACCTTCAAAATCCATAGATGATGCTGTTGCTTTAAGGATGTTGGTAGCCTTACTGCCTGTATAAACTCTTTGAGCTATGTTAGTATTAAGCCAATCAATAAACTCCTTGTCCATACTGGCTAAATTCCCTGACACTATCCCTTTAGGAAGGCTTGTCATCCAGTAATTGATTGAAGGGTCAAACACAGCCTTCATATACTCTCGCAGCAATTCATTGTCTTTATTAGCATCAAGAATGGCTTGTTTTGCATTATTGCCTTGCGTTGTTTGCAAGGACTTTATGATTTCGTATAAAGTGCTCATCACTCCCCTCCATTTAGTAGGAATTTATTATTGATTGCTTTAAAGCTGAAATCAGGGTTACTCAAACTTTTGAACACAACACCCTCAGCTACTTTGTTATAAATACTAGGACGATCTGCGTAGGCAAGAAAATCAGCAACAGAATGGAACTTTTCAAGGGTTGTGCATTCAATTACAGGAACATGCTGTAATCCTAGCACTTCTGTAATATCTCTTCTATCCATAGCATTCATGTAGCATTGCTTGTTGATGTCAAAAATATCAAACACACTAAATCGGGTGCCAGAAATATTCTCCCAATTACCGTTTATTCCTGATCCCCAAAGTTCTCCTTGAACGGCAATGTTCAAGCCAAGGTTTTGCAACTTATCCTGCAAGCCAAGATCATTAAACATCTTTAAATACATATTGTCCGCATTACTTTCATCTGTTTTCAACTCAAGATTACGTGAGCATACGCCGACTTCGCCATTGTTGTGGTAGAAAGTGCAGGAGCTTCCATCAATCTTCAGAGTCACTTCATAAACATCTTTGAACTGCTCAGGCGTAATTCGTTTGAATTGATTTTGAATACGTTCTTGATCTGTCTTACGTAGAAACGATGGAAAATTCCCTCGCGCAATACCCACAAGTTGTGAACTAATAGGTTTCTCCCATTTCTTGATATTAAGTAACTCTGACACGTCAGTCCCTACAAAACTTTCCGTAGATTCCCAATCATTCATCGCAACTTGTGTAAGAACTGTCAATGGAAGCACCAAACCTTGTGAAAGCTCTCCACGGAGTTTAATTGAACGCAAGCGCTCTCCTGCCACTCCTTCATAAACTTTGGGCTCTTTGCCTTTGCTAAGGAAACTTGCTATGCTGTAAGGCACCCAAGAATCAATTTCACAGAACACTACAATATCTCCTGTCTTGAAGTCTCCGCGCTTTACAACGCATTGCCAGCCATCAATAGTCGCTAGATCAAGCGCATCTGCGTTAGGATGTTTTCTGATTTCGTCGATTTTTCGGATTGTCGCCATTGCTCGTTTTGTATTCATTCCTGCTCCCCAAGGGTAATGTAAAAGTAATCGTGTAACAACTTTAGTGCAATACCAATATCGTCTTGCTCAAGAAAGTTGATTAATTGTGAACATTAAATTCGTTTTTGTTTGAGTTCATTTTCAAGTTGTACTTCTTTAAAAATATCCGAAACATCCTGCATTTCAATCTCCTACGCTCTCAGCCATATCCGCAGTGAGTAAAAGAGCTATAATTCTGTGTTCTTGATTTTCCGTCTCTGCAGGGGAGCCAAACCAATAAGCACGATCATTTTCATATAAACTTCTAAGGTATTCTTCAGCACGTGCGACAGTAAAAAACACCTTCCATGATATCGGTAAAGACCTCGATCTATCAATAGCATCGCAGCAGCCGCGCCAATGTGCCCTATTAGGAAAGTTTTCCATATCCTCTTGAATAACCTGCGCAGCTTTTCTCAAAACATCGCTCGCCTTCATTCCAAATCTCCTTTTAAATTAAGTACTTGCAATTCTACAACTCTTTTTGAGATTTGTCAAACACTTTTCTAGAATTTTCTCACCTCTGAGAATGTTGCTGTATTCCAACAAGCATTGACATTCATCAAAATTTCCTTGACACAAAAGAAGTGTTGACGTACATTGTAGATGTTTTTACACGTAGGAAGAGGACAAGGATAGTGATTACAGCTAAAGAGTTACGAAAAAGCATGGAGCCTGATAGAGAAACTAAGCAAAGAATCGAGAATAAAATATTAGATGCTGCTGGAAAAGGGGAGTATTCAGTAGAATTTAGCCCTCTTGACTATGGATATTATGATATATCTTGTTTCGGATTTTTGAAGGAGTATGGGTATAAGATTAGAGCAACAAAGTATAACCAATGCATGATAGAATGGATGGAAAATTACAATGAGTAAAAACAATGATATTGGCAGTAAATGTCACCAATTATATCTAATGAGTTTGGAAAAACTAAAAGGAGACAACCCTGATTTGGCAGATGAAGTAATTGTAACATTATGGAATACCGTAGATACGTTGAATAGAGAAAAGAAATCTTTACAAGCAATAATAATGGAGCAACAAAAAAACTTATCTGAATATTATCACAAACAAGATATTCTTGAATCTAGAATTTCTCAGTTGACAGGAAATAAGTCTTTAGGTATTATTCCTCTATGAAAACCTGTTTATTAAAAGGAAATACAATGATAAAATTAACTAAGACAAGACATTCTAAAGAAGTGTATGACATTCACAATCTCAGCCTAAGTAATGCAATAAAAGTTCTTAGCTCTCTTATTGAAGAGTTTGATGAAGAGGCTGAAGTAGATTTTAACATCGATTATGAAGGTGATACATCTTTCAGAATAAGATATTACGAAAATGAGACTGACGAAGAATATAATAAGCGGCTTAATTTTGAATTTCTATTAAAACAACAGCGTAGAAAGCAATATGAAGAATTAAAGAAAGAATTTGAAGGATAATATGAAAAAGTTTAAAATTACTCAAAAGATAGTAAATGACTATCACATTCCTCCTGATGTTTGTGAACTTGCAGAAAATATGCCTCAAGACTACACCATCAGTCAAGCTGCAAATTTTCTTCAGGAAAAGTGTCATAAAGCTTCTTATGACGCTGGCTGGTGGCATGATGCAGAATGTAACCCTACAAAAGACAATCCTCTAACATTTTCCAACAAACTAATGTTAATTGTGTCAGAAATTGCAGAAGCTATGGAAGGTGATAGGAAAGATTGCATGGACGATAAGCTTCCTCATAGAAAAATGGCTGAAGTAGAGCTTGCCGATGCTATCATCCGTATTATGGACTTGGCTGGTGCTTATGGATTTGACATTGGAGGTGCTATTGCAGAGAAGATGGAATACAATAAATCTCGAAAAGATCACTCTAAAGAAGCTCGCCAAAACACAGGTGGTAAGAAATACTAAGGAGATATTGTGAAGCCAATTTTGAACAGTTTAAACCAAACTATTTTAAAAACCGTCAACTTGATCTTTTGTAGCTTATCCTGAACTTACGAAACAAATTTCCTTAATTTCTAGCTTTACAATACATTACTAATCATGTATATTCTTGTACATATTATTTTGAATGAGGAAAGTAAATGAAAATCACTCTAGCAGAAAACATGGCACATATACCTAGAGAATTCCAATCAGGTATTACAAATTTTGCATCTTTTGATAGAATTATCAAAGCAATGCAATCTTCCAAAGAACTTATTCTTGAAGAAGATGAATATGTTGCAGGAATCACTATCACAGAACAAGGACTTGCTTTTAAAATAGAGATTAAATAATTTACACAGATAATTCCCTAAGTTTAAAAATGATTACAATACAAACGCCTTATGAAACATTGTTCCAATTAGCTTTTGAGCTAGGGAAAGCAAAGCTAGAGGGTGATGCAGAAAAGATCAAACAAGCTCAAGAGGCTCATGATGCTTACAAGCAACTATGTCTTAAAGCAGAAGCTACTCACCCCAATCTTCCAAAGATTTCCTTAAACTGAATTACAGCCCTTTAGAGGCGTTTAAATGCTACAGGGTACATCTACCTACCTTCTATGTAAGAAAACGTCTATAAAGCCTTTCTAGTGCGTTCTAGAGGCATTTTATGCATAACATCCAGGATTTCTCAGAACATTTCCGAGTATTTTCAAAGAATTTTCCCATATTTCTGTAGTGTTGTTGGTAATAGTTGACTAATTTAGTAGGGTATTCATTCTACCCCTATTGACAAATCACACTTCTTGTGCTACAATGTTGTTATTGATCGAGAAAACTCATCAGTGGGGGCGACGGGCTGGAGCAGAGTGGATCATTCGGGACGGTGGTGATGCTAACACATCCTATGTTCGAATATTCGTTTTGTTATAGGCTCTCCTATCTCTCAAGACTCTTTAGAGATTACTCTAAAGCTCTTGGGGGAGGGGGGGCTTGTGACTAAAGCGAGTGAATATTCGAACAATGGTGATATTATTTATAGTTATATATAATTAATATATTATAATATAAGAATATAGATACATAATACGGTTCCTCTGAAATTCTCTATATCTACTTTAATAAGAACCTACTATCCTTCCTTAAAACACATAGATAGAATCAATTGACATCTATGTCGTCCTATAGTATAATATAAATAGAAGTATCTCTCTATTTATATCCTCACATCTCAAATATCCCTACATAAATTAATTGATTTTATTCCTACCCTGAAACATAAAAATACTGGATTGGGAAAATCCTAACCTTGAAAAGTTTGGGATGATTTTTGATTTTTAAAACTTTTTACACTCTGAGTCTCGCGTACGCGCGGGAGAAAATATATTGAATAACTTGTGTCTTTATGTTTATTGCTTGGTATAGTGATTTTCTTGCACTCGCTGACACGTCAGATATTGACTTAGCAGTAGCTGCCTAGGCAGTGATTTAGATACAACTTACCTCTTTGTCATTTATTGTTAGTTAGTAATTATCCAGTATGGCATTGCACCATACGAAATGACCATCAATGTTAGTCAATAATTCAGGTTATAATTGTTCAGGCAATACACTCCCCTCAGTCGATTTGACTGATTTGCAAAATGTACTCTTGTCCTCTTAAATTGTCAATGCCTGATCGTAAGATAAATTTGCTTGACAATCCTCGATTGTTTTGTAAACATAAAGATGTATTGTGTATTAATCAACAATGTATTCCTGACATGAAAATCTACACTCTTTACAGACCGGCACAGTCTCTTGTCACAATGAGATTTGACAACTACACTCAAGCAAGAGCATTTGCTACAGCATATGCCCCGCTTAAAGCTAGTAAACCCTTTAAAAAGATGTCTGACAAGCAACATTCTTGGCATGTGACATTGCCGAAAAGAGAGTACAATAAGGCAACATACTGTTTAAACGCGAATACAGACGTTTAGAGACGTTTTCTGTATTATGTATGTGCAAGTAGCTTATGCAATGTTTTGAGACAATGTTTTGAGGGCTTTAAGATGTGTTGTGAATGTAAGCAATCAAGCTATACTGAGCTGCAAGAGAGACTAAAGCAGTTAGAAGAGTTGCTAAGATGGCTATTGATTGAGGGCATGACTAAAGAAGCTTACATGCGGATAGAAAAATGTTTTAAAAGCGCTTGACAAGCTAAAGTTTGTTTGCAATAATACAGACGTTGCTCGAGAGAACTAATTCTTATGTTTGAGAAATTTAAGGAGTTGCTAAAAATGGAAAAGAACGAAATCGAAGCTCTGATTGAATCTATGGGTATAGAATATAAGGCTCTGTTTGTACCGTTTAGTCAGTCTCGCAATTCCAAAGAAAAGAATCTTTCGATAAACTGGCTAATCACTTTATCAAAAGATAATCAAATGTGGACAACTGATTACATGCAGGGCATTGCACATCTACCCAATTACTCTCCCCGCTCTCGCAACAATGCAGATTATCAAATTTTTTTGAGACAATGCGTTGAAACCGGCAAGTGTGCTGAAAGCAATAAATTCCCTGAAGATTATAGATCATTAATACTCAGTAAAAGAATTCCCGCCCCGAAACTGACAGATATACTGATAGATATTATGTATATTTTTGTAATGGATGCCACCGCAATTAATTGCAGGTCTTTTGAAGAGTGGGCGGAAATCTACGGATATAATAAAGATAGCAGAAAGGCCGAACAAACATATAATGCTTGTCGTGAGTCGGGTCTTAAATTGCGCGCAATGATCGGAAATGACAATCTTGAAAAGTTGCGAAATGCATACCAAGATTATTAATAATGGATATATTACTAACATTAGTATTGATGAGAGATTAAAATGACGCCAAGTATCGGAAATAACGAAATTCTTGCCTTGTTTACTGCTACTGGGAAAGATATTCCGCATAAGGATTCTGATTCTGGACGAGCTGCTGCAATTCTGCAAAAGATTTGCGATAGTCAAGGGCATACTGTTCCAGAATATAAAACCAATTTTGAAAATCAGAAAGAGACGTTGGAAATCTTTGAAGCATTAAGAGAAATTGAAAATCACATGGGCGAGGATGACTTTACTCTTACCTTCGGCGGCAATGAATATCGCATTATTGCAGAGGATGCAATTTGGGAAATTTACAGAGACGAAATCCAGCAAATTGTCGAAGATTGTTATTCCGATGTCATCTTGAAACTTGAGGAAATTCCTGATTTTATTGCATTTTCAATCGATTGGGAACAGACGGCACAAAATGCGTATGCTGACGGATATGGGCATACTTTCAGCCGATATGACGGAAGTGAGGAAGAGGCAGCAGGCTATTACATTTTCCGCACAGAATGAAGATAAAAATGACACATAAAAACATAGGTTATCATACAAGGCTTTATAGTGATAATACAGTCAAAGTCGTGGGCGGTAGTTTTCTAGGACAATTAGACTCAGAAACTATTAATCGACTTGTAAATTCACATTTTGATGTAGTTGTGAAAAACAGCGGAACTTGTGTATTTGTCGATAGAAATGGACAGGAAGTAAGTTTGTATTTAACTGTAGACCCATCAAAAACAGATAAAGGAGTGATTGCCATTTTGGAATGGCAAAAAGAAAAGGAGAAAGAACAGGCAAAAGAGGATGCAAAGCAAGCGGAAATTGATGAAATTATGTTGAGAATGTCTAATGATGAAATTCTTAAACGTTTGAGAGATTGTCATGACTAGATCATTATCTTTTGAAAAAGCAAAAGCACGTTATCCACATCGTTATACATTAGAGCACACCCCAGAATGGGCTAAGAGACCTCATTATGATGAGTTTACACATGATTTTGTAGGTTACTACAAACCTCATTACAAAACAGATAAAGAATGGTACGATAACACGTGTTTTCCCGGTGAAAACGGTATTGCAAAGCACGAGAGACATTGTGAAAGCAATAACCAGTCCTGGCCCCTCGGAAGAGGTTTTTCTGAGAAGCCATGCGTCAAGGGTCAAGTATGATATGCTAAGCATGTATATTGTAAAACGTGTTAATGGCATGTGGCAATGTATTTTAAAATTATCCGGTGTTGTGCAGTTTAAAAGTTTAAGTCGGAAAAGATGTCTGGAGTGGGTAGAAGAAAATTCTATCGGGTGATGGTTTGTGATAGATACAATCAATTAGAATTATTGTAGATGCTATGCAATAATTAAGGCATACAACAAAAGGATTGGGAATGTCTAATCAAAATTATTATGAAGTCAACGTGTGCTACAATGGCGTGCATCTATTTGCTACTTCAGGAAGAAGCGCGACTACGGAAACAGATGTGGTCAGAATTATGAAACACTTTAAAGAAAAGTTTCCAGAATCGCAGGGGTATGAGTTACGAATTACATATTGGTGCGAGCGTGGATTCAATAAAACTGATTATTTCATTAAAAACTCAAATTAATTCTAAAGTAAACTCAAGGAGACTTAAATGTTTGTTGAGTGCTCATCACGTAAGCAAGTTGTCAAAAATTACCCGTCCGCATGTAAAATAGTTAAGGTTTGTGGAGGGTATAGAGTTTTTGAATTTATAACAGATTATCAAGTCTGGAAGAATCAAAAATGAATAGTTGATTGGATGGAGTATTTATATGCTGTTAATTACAACTCGCGCTATGGAAAGCTCCAATGATGTTATAGAAGCATTTTATAATGGAGACTGGTTTTATAATATAACGGACATTAGTCAAAAACATTTGATTATTGCTCATGATTTGATTATTGCTCATGATATCCCTGATAATACAAAAGTTGATATCAGGTATAAGAAAATCCTTCAAGACTTTACATTTGGGCATCCTGATTTAAGGGATAGACAATATACTGTGTCTTTTATCGTAGATAAACAAAAATTTACGGAGTTTGTATGAATTGCACATTACATTATGTATTATTTGGATTATCTAAGGGATTGCCTCATGGTATTGAAGCATATTCTGGCATAAGAGATTATTCTGCAATGTTTTATTTTCTGGAGAATTAATACAATGAGTGAATTTAAACATTTTAATTTGAAAATAGATAGCGAAGAGATGCTTATTTATATTGTCACTCTGCTAGGGATTACAGATGAAAATTTCGATCATATGATGGGGTTTAATGGGTACGATCTTTATAACAAGCTGCTAGAAAAAGTTAAAGATAAGAGTAAAGTTTACGATATTGCAAATAATCTTTGCATTGTTAAGGCTTAATTATGTGGTCAATAAAGTATAAAGAGTTCTTTTATATACAAGGGAAGTTTGACACTAAAGAGTGCGATGTTCTATATTCTCCATCCGGTATCGGATTTGCAGAAAGATGGAAATCAAAAAGTTTACATGCAGCAAAGATATCTGTAACAAAATACTTGAGGCAGAAACTTATTGAAAAATATCAAAGAGATTTGAAGTGATGCTTAAGAGATTTATTCAGTGGCTTTGCAATAGTATGTACAGCAACCATGATTGCCCCAAATGTGGGAATTACAGGGTAATGCATACTCAAAGTTGTAGGTATCATTGCAAAGCATGCGGAAATCAATTTAGTAAATAATTGATGGAGAGCACAATGTCTTCAATTTATCAGTCTGCTTTAAATGCACATTGTGAAGAAATGAAATATTGTCAAGAGTTTATCCCATTTAGTTTGTGGCTAGAACATAAGAAAAAGACAGGGAAATATTGGGGAGCCTAAAGCCTATCATTGAGCGATCTTTGATAGGCATTTTCAATTGTACGTTAGGGAAATATCTGCAATAATGTAGTCATTACAGCAGGTTATCAATCAACGTACAGGGGAGAGTAACATGGACAAAACAATAACATACGATTGCGGCTTATTTTGGGAGCCGCTAGCAGATGGGTATTTTGATCAAGTTAATTTTGATATAATAGATAAGCTAGCAAGGGGGCAAGATTGGACATTAATTGCAAGCATAGGACATGCAAGCGTTGATTACAGCGAGTCAGAGAAATCTATTAGATGTTTTATTCCCGAGATTGCCAGTTGTTTAGATATCGATAAAAATGCTATTGTAATTTGTAAATCTGGAAATGTTTCTTTGGAGTTTGTAAATGCATAAATCACTCTATCCGAAAAGTATGTTATTTTCTTCTTTAGAACGTTTTGCAACTCTTGTTGATATGATCATGAGCGCTGATTTTCTGACAGATACGGAAAGATGTGATCTTATAACTAAGCATGCATATAATTACTCAAGCCCTTTTGCTATTAAAGATTTAAATCAAGCTATTAATGAGTGTCAAAGAAATAATAAAGGGTAAGTGTCTGATATAAATGTCTTAATACTTTATTTAAAATACTGGAGTTATATCATGTTAAAGGCTCTTAAGAAAGCATTATCTCGTTACATTATAATAGACAGCTTTGGAACATATCGCTACTGCTATACTCTAAAAGATGCTCAAGATTGGCTTGACTATTGCGCAGATAACGGGTATATTATAGACAGATTGTTGGGATGTGAGATAGGGTGTAATTGTTTTCCAGTTTAGTTTTTATTAGGGATAAAATCATGTCAACTTATAAAATGCGTGGTAGTGAGTATATAGGGTCTACTGCAGGCTTGAACTGCACTTTGCCGAAAAGTAGTAAACCTACTCTAATAAAAATAGAGTTCTACAGAAACTCTGATAGCAGTGTAACATTACAACCTGTGTCGGGTTGGAGTTTATCAAAAATAAGTCACTCGACTACTATCAGTAATACTGAGTTTTCTACTCGCCCAGTTAATGTTTATAATTGTATTACTGAGGCAATATGGGCAATGCAAAGATGTGGGCTGACAGTTTGTGGGGCTGATTTTGACGAAGATGGTATTGTTTATTGACTTTTTCTGCTGCACATATAAAATTATTTATGCATAGGGGCTAGCATGGCAAAGCGCATCAAATATTCAGTAACTGACTACAATAGCGGCGGCTTTTTCATTACCGGTGGCAATATGACCGACAACTATTTTAAAAACAAAGCTGATGCTACCGCGGTTTGTGCTGCGCTGAACATGATGGAGCGAATTAAAACTCGCACGTTCCGCAACAAGTTAGACACTTTGATATGGGCAGCCCGGGCGATGGACGAGGCACTCAATGACGGCACGGTTGAGTGCTACTAATATCAAATCGCAAAGATAAGCCACCACGCAGTTAAAAATCATTTAGGGTAATATGCAAAACGCAAGAGAATATTTAGAAGCATTGTATCTTGATTGGTATAATAATTATGTCGGAATATCTACATTTGCAGAGCATAACGGACTGACAGACGATCAAGCAAGTATTTTAATTGATTTGGCAAGGAGTGTTTATTATTCAAAGCATCCCGACGCTTAAAGCAAGTAAGTATATTATAGAGCCGCTACAATAGCGGCTTTTTCTTTATCCGGGCAATTCTCATGCAATGTGAGATAGATAATCTACCGGAAATTAATTCCCAGTTTATATATATGCATAATGCCTAATTGGCATTGTAGTTGCTTTATTGCAACATAGTATTGAGTGGTACATTGCATCAATTAATTTGCTCCGTCAGCACGCTTCGCGTTCCTTGCAGTAAATTTACTTACGTATTACATCTCTAGTGTAGTTGCAAGAGTCTTTTACAAAAAATAATTCGGTTGCCAAGGTGGGCGATGCATCAAGTGTCGGCATTTTGGTAGGTGGAGTATTTGTGGGAGAGGGGGCAGCAAAAGAGTTTTGGAGTAGGCGGGGGTGTTAGCTTTATAGGTGACCACAATTGCAACACAAAAATCGATATTGAATAAAAGTTGATTTTGTGAGTCCCTTGAACGCCACTTTATGTTGCAATAAAGCAACACATATAGTAGCTATATATACTCCGAGACTAGACATGTTTGCATTCCTACTCTACATAAATCCCTTTAAAATCAATGACTTACGTATAATAGGCAAGAGCTATGATGTCTGGTGGCATGTACGAGATGGACGGCATCCCACTAACGACCGTTTTCGGTACAGACTAGAAATGATTTAAAGCGGGATAGAGGAAGACGATTGTAGAAGAGGGTTATGGATGCTTTTTTCGATTGAAAAAGGCTTATACGGATATTTTACACCGTCAGCGAGCACGTTTCATGCCCTGCGAGCGGGGTTAAGCACCCCACACGCCTCAGAATGAAAATAACAAAACTAGACAAACACGAAAATAATTTTTCGTTACAAGAGAAATTTGTACCAAATGTAACAAAACAGAGGAAGAATTACTTTTAGGAAATTTAAAACAGAGATGGGAAAGGTGAATTTTCAGACGAATGTAGCATCCAGTGAGACGCCTATCACAGATATTTATAGGCAGGGGGAGCTAAATTTTTAGGAAAGAGGGGTGTATTTTAAAAATTTTTAAAATAAAATGGCCTACCTCGACAAGAGATAAGCCATGTATTTATTACTTTTAAGAAATGTTATGCTGCTTGCTCTGCCTGACGACCGGCGCTTGTATGATTAGAATTAATTTGATTAAAAATATGAGAAATAACATATCCCATATAAGTGATGTCTTCACAGTTATCTGTAGATGCTTTAATTGTATATTTAGCAATGTACGATACCTGCTCTACCTATGGGCTATTCTTGCTTGCTTAGTAGGCTACATTAAGTCCATTACTCTTGTAAAATTCTATAGAACCTTTTATTCCGCAGTAAGCCTTTAATGAGCTATGGCTGTTATTCATTTTTGAGACAATTATTGATCCTATTCCTTTTCGTCTATATTGCTTCCTTACAAATACACAAATTGTTCCGTTATAATGTACATGCCCAATTCCAACAATTTTATCCCCTTCTTTCCAAAGTTGTATGTCTTTCGTAAGTTGGTTTGTAAGGTATCTTCTAAGCAGCCATCTATTTACGAACAACCTGTTTGAGATTGCAAGTTTTATTTTGTTTTCTTTGTTATCTTCCACCCAAGGCATGTCAGATATCCTCCCTTTCAGGATATATTAGCCTAAACTCTCTCACCCCTGCCTCAAACAGCTTTCTTTGGCAATCCTTGCATACATTATCGATCCCTTGAATAATGGCAATAGCATCTTTAGCTTTATCTTTGGCTTGTTTCAGAGCCATGTCTTCTGCATGCCCTTCTTGCTGGCATATTGAAATACACTTGGAATATCCTTCTCTGGGTAATCTAGGACATTTTTCTTGAGGGTTATTACAATCATTTGTTCCTGTAATACTAGAGCCATCCTTCAGAATAAGTGTACATTTAACTTGCTTCTTGGCACATGTCATCATATTTCCTTTATATGCAGTAATATGCCCACATTGTTTTGAGATTGTTTTTGATTCTCTTATAAGCGTATCTTCCAGATTGATAAATTCCTTCCAAAATAGCTAAAGGAATGAGTAAAATGATAAGTAAAAATCTACTACATCTTTTCATATATCACTCCCTTTTTGATTATCTTCCTCTATCTCTTGTAACTTATATTTCTTAAATTCTGTAATTAATTCGCCATGCTCATCAATATTAAAGGAAGGGTAATATTCACATTCAATTGTTACAATTCCACCTACAGCACATCTTAGGGTAAATTCTTTAGTATATTTTGGTAAGCCTAGTATTTTACAGAGTTTACAGACAAGTTCATTTTCTGATGTAATTAGCATTATTGGTATCCATTATCAAGATTTTCGTAAATTGCTTTGATTCATTGTGGAGGGGTATGCATGTTGTATAAGATTTATTTGTTATTTTTATCTCTTCTAAATAAATACAATAAGATTTGTAAACATTAGTGTAAATATTATTATACAAGTGATAATCCATACAACAGATAACAATCTATCTTTCTTTAAAATATCTATAGGTGATTCTGTGTCTTTGTGTTTATAATCTCCAAAAACAGCTATAAGAAGTAAAGATACTAAACAAAAAATTACATATAGAGTAATATTTATAAGTAATCCTGCTACTAGTGAGATTGGTATTCTAATCATTTCATGCTCCATTTATTTAAAGAGTTAGCTAATTCAACATTTACCAGTACATAACCTTCTGCTAATTTAGCTGAAGAAGTAAGTTTTCTTAGGTCTGAAATAATATCATCTCCGTAGTGAACTAAATTATGGTAATAAGAGTCCCATTCAATGGCAGACTTATACTTTATCTGTTGCATTACATAATCGTCAGTGAAATTTGGTATCTCTTTCAACCCGAGTCTTTGAAATAACGTAGGTTTAAAATGAGTTTTAAATGCTTCTATAGCTGCAGTTTTACGTGCTTGTTTTTCTTTGAGAATATTTCTGATAGCTTTCTCTGAAAGAGAGATTACTTCTTCTTTGCTCATTTGTATATAATTTTTCATCTACTACTCCTTACATAGACATGTGGGTTTCTTTACTCTTGTGATATCTTTTAGAAACACATCTAAGGCAATAGTCCAATCCCTTAATAATGTGTTTCCATTGTCTTTCCTTGATGGTATCAAATCTGCACATCTCATTCTGTCACATTCTTTGATAAAAATCAAGAAAATTCTCAGGTGTAAGAATTTCCCAAAATATATTGACACTAATGGGACAACAAGGTACACTCTCTTCATTGATTAGCTTTTTAGGAGAGACAACATGGCAACATTCGGGTACACAAGGGTATCTACTGACAAACAAACAACGGATAACCAAAAGAAGCTTATTCAAGACGCAGGGTTTGCGGTAGACGTTTGGTATTCAGAGAATGGTGCTTCTGGCTCCACAAAAGCTGTTAACCGCTCAGAGTTCTCAAAGATGATGAAAGAAGTGAAGGCAGGGGATACTGTTATCTGTACGGCTATTGATAGGCTTGGTAGGTCTGCTTCCGATATTCTTCAAACTGTAGACATGTTTAAAGAAAGAGGTATTAAGCTTCGCATTGTACAATTTGATAGCATTGATATCACCTCTGCTGTAGGAAAGATGATCCTCACTTGTATGTCTGCCATGGCAGAGCTTGAAAGGAACTTGATTGTAGAACGCACTATAGCCGGAATTGCTCGTACAAAAGCAGAAGGGACAAGACTTGGAAGACCCCTTACAATTACTCCAGAAATGCTTTCTGTTTTATGTAAAGAGAAAGAACAGGGGGTGACATTAGATCAGCTTGAAAGAAAGTACAATGTCCCCCGTAACAGCATTGCAAGAAATGTTGCAAAATGGAAAGGGAACATTGAAGGGTATAAAAACGAATATAATGCTAGACGTATCCAGTATGAGATGAGTGTCGCTTGACTTTTGTAATACCTTTTCTTTGATATTCATCAAAAACAGGTTTATTAAAGTTTGTATAATATATTTATGGAAAATACTAAGGAGTTTAACATGTCTAAAATAGTTTACACAAAGCAGCAAGTAGTGCAATCTCTTATTGAGATAGGTAAAGGAATAGGGATGGGAAAAACAACCCCTATTCGTGAAATATCCAATTATGTCTCTTGTTGTGTAGAAAGTTTTAACTTGGGCAATGAGGATGGGTCACGTATACTGCTAGACATCCTTGAACTGTACAAAAAGCACTAGTAGGCTATTTATTGTCATTTACAATTTTAACCTCAGTCCAAGCTGGGAGATGTACTACCTCATTGTTTTTTGTCGTGCAATAAGAGTACATCCCATCAATGTGGTGAAACTTCAACACGGAGCCACAAGGCAATTTGACAATTGAATTCCTCGGAACATCGTATAGCTTCAAGATTGCCTCTCTTTCATGTTTCTTCTGACTTCTTCAAATGCTTTTGTTCCATCATTATTAAGGAATTGGGTAACTCCTTTATGCCCAAAGTGAGTGTCAGAAATTAAGAAAATATTCATAGGTATTTATGAAATGGATTCAACTTTAGTTTTCTTGCTCCTTGACTTCTTTGGTGGAGCGTTTTTCTCTAGTTCTTTAGCAATGAAATATTGATTTCTATTATTGCATCGATTCATCCATTGTTGAGCATCTAGCCAAATATTATCTCCCCGTATCACGCCTTGAATCTCATCCTCAGTAAGGAATCCTTCATAATATTCTCTGATAATCCTAGGAAGAAATTCTGAATCAAATTTTGATTTTGAAACGTATTCATTTAGGTTTCCACCTGTACCGAGTGACCCATTGTGAATCAGACTATTAAATCCTGAAGATAGCTCAAAGGTGTCAGCTTGTAGAAGAATAAGTGTTCCTGCAGAATGTACACCTCCAGTTGCAATAACATGAATACTAGCTTCACATTTTTTCATGGCATGAATGAATGTGTCCGCTGCATCAATTGACCCACCATAACATTGAAGATTAACTTGGACAGGGTTGTCTTCATCCGCCATTTCTAAAACTTGGATAGCATCTCTAAATTGTGCAGGAGATGAAATTGCATCATCAATATCAATCACCCAAGTTCCAACTTTTCTAGGGATGTAAGAAACATTGAACATCTCTACGCATGAGTTGTCAGTGCCAGCTTTAGTAATTTTATGCATGTTTAGTCCTTATTAGTAGTTGTGATAATACATTTTTACAAAAGCTTTTGCAAGTCCTGACCTGACGACATCATCAGGGGTAAATCTTACGATACCAATCCCATCATTAAGATTATCAATATCTTCACGGGATAGATAGGAAGGTTGTGTTTGGGACATTCTATCCAGAAGTCGTACAGTTGTTTCTAGTCCACTCTCCCCTTTAAGATCGTGCTGTTTACTGTCTCCAGTCATTATGATTGTAGCTCCATCCCCCAGACGTGTTAGGAGCATTTCCATTTCTGCAGGCGTAAAGTTCTGCAATTCTTCTGCTATTACGATACAATGCTCAAATGACATTCCTCTTAGATACTCAACTGGCTTTGTTTCGATAATATCTTTGCTCAGACAATAATTCATGAAGCCATGCCCGAGAAATTTCTCAAGATGAGAAAATGTCTGAGCGAAATAAGGTTCAAGTTTTTCTTTTATATCTCCGGGTAGCAGTCCAATAGATTTTCCAACAACAACAGCAGGTCTGACTAGGTAAAGCTTATCTATTTTCTTTTGTTTGAGTTCACATGCAGCATGATAGGCAGCAAGCATGGATTTACCTGTACCTGCTGATCCAGTTAAAAATACTACAGGCTTACCAGCTTTTAACAAAGATAATGCTTTCTTTTGATTTATGTTTGCAGGATTGAATTTAGGTATAGGTTGAGTATGTTTATACGCTTCTTCCTCATCTGCAATATGCATTATTCTTTCTTTAGCAGAATTCTTATCTAAGATAAAATTATCTTGGTCTGTTTTTCTGCGCCGCAATCTAGCTGCATTTTTACTCATAATGACCTTTATTTAATAGGTAAGTTTATTGTCAGTAAGCAGAACAGGTTTTTTACGTAATTTCTCTAACCTTTCTCTGCCAGATTTTGCAAGAATCATGTGACCAAGAGATGCACCATTAGGGATATGTCCTGTCCAAAACGAATTTAGAAGCGATTCTAAATATGAACACTTATCTTCTAGACTCTTAATTTTTTCTGTCAACTCTTGAACTTTAGTGCTCATTGTGAATCCTAATTACACTTGGCTTCGTTTTTCTGCTTTAGCTGCCCTTGCTACAGCGAGGGATTCAGCACGAGACATCTTAGGCTTTTCTTCTGCCTCGCGAATCATACCAACCTCGTACACCAATCCCCACATGATAGGAGGTGCATTTTCAAAATCTACATCCCAGCCCTCTTTCACAGATTCTTCAATATCTGCTACAAACTTGTAAAGAGATGGGTTTATGATAGTTTTAATTTCTTTCATTGCTCAGGTTCCTCTTCGTACTCAGGTGAAAAATAAATGCTATAGTGTGGGTCTCTACGGGTTTCCTCTAGATCATACTCAAACAGCCATTCATCGATATCAAAATCTTCATCTTTCTTCAAGCTTTTCCTCCTTTTACAACTGCAAGTATAGGGTTAAGAAATACCTCCATAGTGTCATGAAGGTACATCATTGCAAGTTTCTTAGCATGCTCTAGGTCTACTGCTCTTTCTATGTGTACACAATGGATACGTTTATCAGGTGATTTCCAATAGAACACAGTGTTAAAATCTCCGTAGGGTTCTTCTTTGTAATAAGTAGGTTGTGCAGTCACTTAGTTTCTCCTATCTTTTTGACAATGTTCCCACTTCAACATATAGACCTCTTAGTTTGTTTCGGTAGTTCTATTTTGATCTATGTCAAATGGGTTGTCAACAAGATTTTTCTCATTTTTGAGAATTTTTCTTTGCTCCCTCTTGTAGTTTAGTCTAGCCTGTTTCAGTACTCTTTTAGCCTCTTTCAGCTTCCAGATGGTATCAATGTCCTTCATGTCAATATAGGATTGCATGATTTGGTGTATTCTTTGTCTAGATAGCTTATCAAAAATACAAGCTATCTCGTTGATGCGCATGAAGGCAAAATCTTCTAATCTTGTAGTCATCGGTATTCTCTCATAACATTTTTAATTTATTTTGACAACTAAATTATATCACAAATGTTGATATTTGTCAAGTTTTCCACAAGGGCTTGACAAAATGCACTTTTTGTGATATAATTTAAATATTAGAAAATTAAATTAAGCGAAAGAGCACTATGAGTAATGATAATAAAGGCTCACAGCTATTGGTTGTCAAAGAGAATATCTGCTTTACAGAAGATGAGATTCAGTTAAGAAAACTTCTGAAGGAGCTGGATAAAGCTTCAAAAGAGGCCGTAGAGATTCTTTTGGAATGTGCCAAGAGTAGAGATGATAGAGTAAGATTACAAGCTGCATCCAAGCTGATTGAGTTTAAAATTGATGTAACAGATAAGATAAACGCAGACAAGATACAGCGCATGATAGCAGAATTGAAGCTAAATGGTAAAAGCTCTAACGGCAGTTTAGTTCCGACATCAGCAACGCCTGTCGTAGATTTCACTAAGATTAGAACTATCGAGTAGAAGAATGTAATCATAGCCGATTTAGCTCAGAAGGTAGAGCAACTCTTTTGTAATGAGAAGGTCGTGGGTTCAATTCCTTCAATCGGCACCAACGTTTTGTGGAGAGGGAGTCTATTTTGAGACTCCATAGTATAAGGCATGGTAGCGTGGCCTTATGCACAAATTCATAGCCCTGTTTAGAGTGATCTGAGCAGGGCTATTTTGTTTAGTGGCTTTAAAACACCATATCCGAGTGCTCACATCCTGTTTTGGGTATGATGCTTTAAAGTTATTTTAATAAAAATAACAACATTAAGGAGGTTTGATGAGAGGAAAGTTGAGTAAAGATGGCATAGGAAAAAGGTCATCATATGAGTGAATTAAACTTTGGCCCATCTTCTGAATGCCATAAAGTATTTTTGGATTGTAAGAGTAAATTTATAATTTTCGGTGGTGGAGCAGGTTGCGGAAAGAGTCACCAAGCGTTACTATTAGTTTTGAAGTACAAAGATGATAAAAACTTCAGGGGAGTTTTTATACGTCAAACAAGTACACAGTTGTCGCAAGCTGGAGGCTTGTTTCAAGAAGCACAAGAAATGTGGAAGTGGTTTGGGGCGAAGTTTAGAGTTCACCCTCAAATGACAGCTACATTCCCATCCGGTGCTCAAGTGCAGTTTAAAGTTTGTGGTTCAGACAGGGATATCTCTAACTACGATGGTGGACAATACTCGCTAGTTGTATTTGATGAAGCACAACATCATTCAGAAATACAAATTAAATACCTAGAGTCACGGATAAGATCAAAAGCCCAAGGCCCACATCAATTAATTGCAACTTGTAATCCAAAACGTGATAGTTATTTATACCAGTTTGTAAGGCCATACTTAGACATAGAAACAGGTATCCCAAAGAAAGAGGAATTTGCTAAAGAGAGGTATTATGCCACATACAACGGTTTGACAGTTATTGGCGAGACTGCAGAAGAGTTAGTAGAAAAATATGGACCGAAAGTAAAACCTCAAACGTACACTTTTATTGCTGCGTCAATTGAAGACAATCCTATTATGCGCAAGATTAATCCGGCATATTATGATCGTCTTGAAAATTTAAGAAGTTCTGAAAGAGCAAGACTACTACTAGGGTCTTGGCATGTGCAGGATACGACTGGCGGTTTTTGGAAGTCTGAGTGGGTGCCTATTGTAGACAAATACCCTACTGATATCGTCCGGGAAGTGCGTTCTTGGGACTTGGCGGCATCTGTGCCCACAGAAACTTATCGTGATCCTGATTATACTTGTGGTGTAAAGATAGGTCGTTCAAGAGAAGGTATTTATTACATTTTAGACGCTTATCGTTTCAGGAAGCTTTCTGATGGGGTTGTTAAAGAGATAATTAAAACAGCAGCAGAGGACGGTGACGATTGTTTAGTCACAATGCCTGTAGATATGGCAGCTGGCGGAAAAATTGCTGCCTCCTTCCTTAGAAAGACTTTTGCGGAGGCAGGCCTACATGTTAAGGGTATACCGACGACAGGTCACGGAAGTAAGTTGAAACGCTTTTTACCCTTTTGTACACTTTGCGAAAGTGGTGCTGTGAGAATGCTTAAGGGAGAATGGAATGAGTGGTACAAAGACGAGTTGAGTGTTTTTACGGGAGGTAGGACGGGCACTCATGATGATGCTGTTGATGCAACATCAGACGCAGCCAATGAGGTTATGCGGCAGCTCTCCGTCCCCGCTTTCTCCATTCCCGACCTTTCAAAACCAAGCCAAATCCCTTCAGTGAGATAAAACTAGACATTTTAATCATAAAGTATTGACAAAATACAATACTTGTGATATAATCTACTTAATTAAAAGGAGCAGACAATAATGCCTTCAGAGCAAACGCCAGAAGAGGGCGTTAATGCTGCTTTGCAGCCTGATAAGGGGGCAGTAATCCCCCGTCTCAAATTATCCGAAACTGGATATCTTAATCTAAAAACACGTAACGGTAGAATACTAGAGGATGCAAATTTTGCATTCCGAATGCCGAATTTATGCAAAGTGGTGGATGAGATGAAAATCTCCCCTCCCGTTGCTATTGGCTTGAATGCTTTGCGAATGCTCATAAATAGAGCTGAAGTTTACGTTGAACCATTTGATGATACACCAAAACATAAGCAACGTGCTAAATTTCTTGAGTCTTGCCTGAATGACATGGAGTCTTCATGGCAAACCACTATGAAGAGTTTCTTCCCTTTTTTGGAATATGGGCATCACGTTAGTGAAAAAGTATTCCGAAGGCGTCTTAAGTCTAATGGGAGCAAGTATAACGATGGCCTTGTAGGTGTCAAGGCTTTAAAACCACGCCCACAACATTCCATAGAAAAATGGAATTTTAGTGAAGATGGTAGGACTCTTGTAGGTCTTTCACAGAATATTACATCATTAGAAAACTCTTATAGGTTCAAGGCACTAACAAATGAAGATGGCCTTATAGAGATTCCTCGGGAGAAATTTCTTCTATTCCGTGCAGATGCAGTAGGGGATAATCCAGAGGGCAACAGCATATTAAAGGCAGCTTATTTAGCGTTTAAGCAGCTTTCACTGCTTACTGACCACATGCTAATAGGGGTGGCTAAAGATACTCAAGGGCTGCCCTTAGTACAGATTCCACCACAGTATATGTCAGAAACAGCTAGTGATTATGAAAAAGATGTATATAGCGCTTGCAAAACTGTGGTGGACAATTTAGCTGCTGGGACACAGAGGGGCATCGTATTTCCATTGGCATATGATCCTGAATCTAAAGCAGAGATGTTTAAAGTATCTCTTTTAGAGTCTAAAGGAGGTAAAGCTTACGATGTTCTTGCGATTATAAAAGTCTTACAAGCAAACATCTTGAGTGTGTTGTCTTGCGATGCTGTAACTATGAGCGTTGATCAAGCCGGTTCCTTGAGTCTACAAGATGGTGACACTAACCTACTAGCTTTATCTGTTGCTTATCGTTTAGGAGAGATTGCAGATACTCTTAATACAGATTTGGTTAGGCAATTATGGGAGCTTAACGGCTTTGATACTGCAGAAATGCCTAAGATAAAGTTTAAAGATGTATCAGGTGTTAGCCTAGAAGAGTTTTCTAAGTTTATTCAGCGTGTGTTCAGCGTTGGTGGCATGGAAGTTGACAGAGTTGTTTTGAATAAGATTCGTGAGGTTGGTGGGTTTGATCTTAAACCAGATGATGAGCCGATTGACTATGAAAATCTATCAACAACTTTAGCTGGGAAAGCAACTTCAGCAGGGGAAGGTATGGAGGTAGGGACAGTCGGGGATGGTACTTCTAAAACTGCTGTAGGGAAAAAGGATAACTCGGCTGCTAACAATGAAAATAAAGCGTAAGGAGTGCTATGGCACATAAATTATATCGTCTTCTTGACTCTGTGTACAACACTCCACACTTGGTTACAGAAGCAGCATTAAAACCTATTGTAGAATATTTACAAAATAGAAACTCAGATGTTCCGACATCATTTGCTATTGTATCAGATGCGAAGACAGTAGATGAGCAGAAGGCTGAAACTGTAAATAATATTGGAGAAATTCAGATTGATGGTGTTTTGACTTATAAGCCAATTCAAGGTATGTGTGGCCCTGTGGGAGTTAGCTATCAAGGCATACTAGAACAGGCTACAGAACTGATTGAGATGGGTGTTGACACTATAGTTCTCACTCATTCAAGTCCGGGAGGTCAAGCAGCTCATTGCTTTTCTACTGCTTTAGATTTAAGAGATATGTGTGATGAAAATGATATTCGTCTAATTTCATACATCGACACTCTCTCAGCTTCAGCCTCTCTAGCTTTAGGTGTTGTTGCAGATGAAGTGATTATTCATCCTAGCGCCTCAACAGGCTCTATTGGCTGCGTGTGCTGCATTGTTGATCAAAGTAAAGCCTTAGAAAAAGCAGGACTTAAGCCTATCTATGTAGCATCTACTCCCGGTAAAACCCCATTTCAAGAGGATGGAAGTTTTTCAAAAGAGTTCCTAGCAGAATTACAAGAAGACGTAACTAGGTTAGGGAATCAGTTTGCTGGCCATGTTTCTAGTTTTACTGGAATCCCCGTTGACGAGATTATTGCAATGGATGCCAAAATGTTTCATGCAGACAAGGCGCTTGAGCTAGGGTTAGTAAATAAGATTATGGATCATAAACAATTCGCCAAATATTTGGCAGAGTCTACGAGGTAATAATGCTGAAGCATTTACAAAAATTTTTAAAAACAGAGATAACCGAGCAAAAAGAGTCTGAAGAAATTGTAGCACAAGAAAGCAATCGAACAGAAGACCTTTCGGCTGAATATCAAAAAATTGTAGAACAGTTAGAAAGTAAGTTAGCAGATATTTCAGCTAAGTACGAACAAGCTGTACAAGACCTAGCTAAGGCAGAGGCTGCAAAAGTTAAGTTAGAAACTGAAGCAAAACTTAAAAAAACCGCTGCTCGGCAAGAAAGAGTTTTTGCCGTTATTGGTGAGAATGAAAAAGCCACAAAATTGCTGTCTGCTACAGAAGAAATGGAAGATGCTCAGTTTGAGGCTATTGTATCAGCCTTAGCAGGGTCAGTTGAAAAAGAAGCTAATTCCAATATGTTTAAAGAAGTAGGTGTAAGTTCAGAAGCAACTCCTACTGAAATTGACCCCGTAAAAAAACTTGCAGCAAAGATGGCTGCGCAATTTAAACAAATTAAGGATTAAATAAAATGACAGTTATCGCAACGTCAACCCAAGCGTACAGCAATCTTGTAAAGCGTGAGCAATGGGCTGAATATGGGTATTGCAAAAAAGTAGTTATTGTAAATCAAAGTGCTGCAACATTGGCTGTAGGCTCAGTTTTGGGTTCTTTTATTGCTTCTCCGGTAGGAACTGCTGGCGCAGTAGTTGGTACAGGCAATGGCGCAATGGGCGCTATTACCATGACATCTAATAAAGATTTGGTACTAGGCACCTATACTCTAAAAATCGTTAAAGCAGTTGCTAATGCAGGTGATTTTGTTCTGCTAGACCCTAACGGAAAAGTAGTAGGTAACGGGCAAGTTGGGACAGCATTTAGTCAGGCGGGATTCGCATTTACCCTTGCAGATGGAGCAACTGACTTTGTAGCAGGTGATTATATCCCTATTGTAGTAACAGGTACAGTTAAATACAAGCTGGTTGAAGCTACCGCTACTGATGGTACTGAAGTTGCAAGAGTTGTGTTGGTTGGTGATAGCACTGGTAAGCCCCTATCTGTAACCGTTGCTGCCAACACTGATACCAACGTTTTGGTTATCTACCGTGGGCCAGTTGGTGTAGCTGATGATGCGCTCGCTTATGGAGCCTCTGTGAACACTGCCGACGAAATTGCTACTGCTGAAGCTCAACTTGAAGCCGCTGGCATTGATGTTCTCACACAAATCTAATGGTTGTCTCTGACAACATCTTGCCCCTTCATGGGGCAATTCTTTGACAATTAAGGAAAATAAATAATGCTAGTTCGTAGCCCAAGTAACAATTTTGATGTCGTTGATCTGACATCAGCAGTACGTAACATCCCTATTCAATATGGTACTTTCAATCAACTTGGAATCTTCCGTGAGGAACCTGTTGCTAGTGATACAGTACTATTCGAGGAATCCACCCAAGACGGTGCATTGATTGTTGACCGTGTGCGTGGTGAGAGAAACACAGTATCTAAAGATGGCACTCGCAAACTGCACTCATTTGTAGTTCCTCACTTTCCATTGGATGATTATATTTCTCCAAAGGATTTGCAAAATAAATCCGCATACGATAATTTCGACGAAGCAGAAATGCTTGAAAAAGTACGGATGCGCAAGCTTACCCGTTTGCGTCAAAATCATGACTGGACGCTCAACAAGGCACGTGCCCAAGCGCTCTTTTCTGCTACCGCATATGCTCCTAACGGGACAGTAAGCCAAAACTGGAATACTGAGTTTGATGTTACTCGTACTGCAGTGGACTTTGATCTTGGTGATGCTACTACAGAAGTTTTGGAAAAGATTGAAGCTGTAATTCAAGCAGTCCATGACGGCATGGGTGGAAACGGTGTTTTCACAGGTATTATTATCCCATGTGATACTACATTTTTCAATTCATTGATTAAACATGCTTCTGTGCAGAATGCATACAAGTATGCACAAGCAAACAAAGTAGGTCAAGACCCAATGCGGGGTCGCCTCACTGCTGATGGCTCTCCTATGCAGAATGGTCGAGAATTCAGTTTTGGTGGCGTTACTTTCCGTGAAGTGCGCGATAGCTACAATGGCTCTAGTATTGTTACGTCTAATGAAGGTGTTGCAGTGCCAATGGGTTCTGATATGTTTGTAACCTATTTTGCACCAGCAGAGCGTTTTGGATTGGTGAATACTCTTGGCGAGCAAATGTATGCTTTTGAGCAAGCTGATCCAAAGGCCACTAAGATTGAGATTGAAACTGAATCCAATCATATTTCGGCTCTTCTGCGTCCGCAGGCTGTTGTTCGTTGCCATACAAGCACATAAAACAAAGTAGTCTTCTAATTGAAGCCCTTATTTGAGGGCTTTGTTGAGGGGATTATAAATTAATATGAGGATATTTTATGGCAGTTGATTATTCTACTGATATTGGAAGAGTTAGGTTGAGGGTTGCAGATATCAGCGATATTCCTTACCTACCTGATGCAGTCTACACTCAGTATATTGAAGATGCTGGCGGAAACCTCCCTCAAGCTGCAAAAAACATTGCTTGTGTTATTTTAGGTTTGTTGTCTTTTAAAACACATAAGAAGCTTTCTCAACTTGAGGTATGGGGGAGTGATGCATTTAAGCAGTATAAAGAGTTTTTGATTCTTACAACAAAAGACCCTAGCTATATGCAGCTAGCTCCTATTCCATACTCATCTTCAGGAACGGATGTGCATCCATTGATACAGTTCTCTCAAGATTGGAATAAAAACTATTGCTCAACTCAAAGCCAAAAACTAGCTTTTGATGCCTCAATTAGCCCCAATGATGGTTCAACTGAGGGTATTTATGGGAACTCTATCGATGGATATACACTGTCATGAGTTCTTCTGAAATTTTTGATCTTGCAGTAGCAGAATTGATGGATGAGTTTGGGTTTCTAGCTACTTATATGCAAGGCACTGGTACTTATAATCCGAGCACAGGGGTAAATAACATATCCTATAGAGAAATACAAGTCCAAGCTATTCAGATGGACTTGAATCTCAGGAGTAATGGGGTCAGTGTAGGGCAAGGGACGTTGATACAAGACGGAGACAAGCAGTTATTTATTAGACCTCCAAATAAAACTGATACAGATTCTGATCCAATCACAATAAACCCTGAGGCAGATAAGATTAAAATTAATAACACTGTCTGGAGAATCCTTACTTCTAAGGAAATCAATACCGATGCATCCAATCAAATACTGTTTGAGTTGTATATAAGACGCTAGGTATATTGACAAAATACAAGTATTGTGGTATAATATTTAAGTCGAGAAACTAATATGGGCAGTTTTGCGGATTCAGTAAGAGCGAATTGTCAAAAGATTATACAAGAAGTAGATAAGAAATGCTACTTCATTGTAAATCAGTTATTCACAAGTATTGTAAACCTTTCCCCCTCTCCTAGCAACCCCGGTGAAACTGCAAAAGGACTATTGGCTAACCAATGGTATCCTCAAATCGGTACAACACCTTCCACCACTTTAACTTCTGCAACATCTCCTTATGGGGTTAGTAGTTTGGCAAGAATAAAATCTTTAGAAAATCAAAAGATATTCTACGCTAAAGATGGCGCTGTTACTTTGACAAACAATGTTCCTTACATCTTGTTAGCAGAAAAACTAGGCTGGAGGGGAGAGCATTGGTCGGGAAATGTTGGGCCTTATCGGATGGTAGAAAGAAGCTTTATAAAGATAAAGGAGATGACTAGGCAATGACAATATCGGCTGTAAGAGCTTACTTTGAAACAGCATTGAATACTTGGGCAACATCTCAATCTCCTGCAATACCTATTTCTTTTGAAAATACCCCATTTACAAAACCTTCTAGTGGGAATTTTCTGGAATGCTTTTTACTCCCTGCTTCAACTTTAGCTAGAACGGTCGGAGCTAATAAAGAAAGAGAAGTGGGAATATTTCAAGTAAATATTTGGACTCCTAATGGCGTTGGGACAGGTGATGTAATGTCAGTTGCAGAGGATATTGTTTCCCTATTTCCAATAGTGCCAAAAGTAGGCAGCGTTTCAATTGATAAAGCCCCTTCTATTGAAAGGGCTATTTTAGATACAAGTGGTTGGTATGTATTACCAATCATATTTCATTATCGCCATGAAAATTATTAAGGAATAACAGATGGCAACTCTTGCCCAAACCAGCGTTAATCAAGCTGGCCCGTTTACACCAACTAAACTTGCGTTGGGTGCAAGCGATACATTCACATTCACATCGGGTAGCAATCAGCTACTAATTTTATATAACACCACAGCTAGCCCGGTTGTTGTGACCTTAGATGGGTCAGGCGGAACTACTGTAACAATTCCTAACACCGGACAAACTTATGATGTCTCAGCAGGTTTGGCTATTACTGTTCCAGCTAACGCTTTTAAAGCAGTACGTTTAGATACTATATCCGCATATTGTGCTGGAACAATCGCTTTAACTGGTGGAACCGGCGTTCATGCTTGTCTGCTTGGTTAATTAAAGTATTTTAAAGGATAATTAGATGACAATTCAAAGTACAGCCGGAAGTACTATCTCGATTGGCGCGGCTCCAGCAACGTATGATGCAGCAGGTTTTGGTGCGGTATCTTACACAGAAATTGGTGAGGTAAATGATCTAGGTGAGTTTAGCCTTGCAACATACAATGAGATTAAGGCTAATAGCGTAGGAAATCGGAGAGTTAGCAAGCTAAAAGGTTCCTATGAAAATGGAACAATGACTGTCAAAGTTAATCTCGATAGTGATGATACAGGTCAAACTGCTGCCAAGACAGCCCTAGATTCTGATGCAGATCATTCTGTCAAGATTGTTTTACAAGATGGCTCAATTTACTATGTGGCAGCTAAGGTGATGAGCTTCAAGATTTCTCTAGGAGGTGTTGATAACATTACGATGGGAACCATTGATCTAGCACTAAACTCTGATGTTGTGGAAGCATAATTCTCATTAATGAGAAAAGAAGCCCTCCATGAGAGGGTTTTTCTTTCTGTGCTTTTATTGAAGAGTACAGAACGAAGTGAAAAGAAGCCTACGCAGATAGGCAATAACAAAACTTATTTAAATATCTATCTAAAGGAACTAAAATGGCACTTGACCTATCTACACTCGCATTGAGTGAATCTACCGAATACCAACTGCGTCATCCCGGTACGGATGAGCTTCTCTTTGCAGACGAAGAAAAAACGCAGCCCATCACAGCCATTATCTATGGCACAAGCTCTAAACAACATAGGAATGCAATTACAGCTTTGCAGAATAAGATTCTAAAGCGTGGTAAAGCCAAAGGTACTGCAGAATCAATGCGAGAAGACGGTATTGACATTCTTGTTGCTTGTACAGATCGCTTTAATAATCTAACATACAACGGTGCAGCAGTTAATACTGATGCGACACTTCGTGCTCTTTATAGTGATCCTCAATTTGGCTGGATTAAATCTCAAATTGAAGAAGCTATAGAAGATACATCAGCTTTTTTGGGAAAGTAATTGAGGACTTATGCCTTTATGCAAGGCATTTAGCTTGGCTACATGCTAAGCCAAAAGACAAAGATAAGACAAGACTGCAGGCATACCAAGAGGTTGATCCTGCAGGATTAGAATATCCACCGACAGATGGTTTAGAACATGTTGTGTCCCATTTCCGTGAGTCAGGGATGATGTGCTATACAGGTATGGGCATAAGTCCTCTTACATGGTCTGAAATTGACTCTTGGCTTTCTAGAACTCAGCTTGAAATCCCCATATGGGAGATTTTATCAATTCGTGAAATGAGCATGGCCTATGTGGGAGAGTATAATCAAGCTTCCGATGAAGATAGACCTCCTCCGTATGCTTCACAAGCAATCAAACAACTTCAAAAACAAAAAGTAAACAACGATTTAAAGTCCTTCCTAAAATCCTCAACGAGAGCAAAATAAATGGCAATCGACGTATCCCAACTTACCGTTAAAGTAATCTCTGAGGGGATTGACAAAGCTACTGAAAGTTTAAATAAGCTTGCAGATGCCTCTAGCAGAGTGGAGTCTAGCACACTTATAGTGAAGACTGCTACAGAAGCTTCTGATCAGTCTGTAAGTAAAGTAACTAAAACTACTTCGTCTTACATAGATAGATTACGAACCAAAGTAGATTTATTAGGAAAAGATACTGCACAAACAGCAGCATATATTGCTGCGCAGAAGGGATTAAGTTCTTCAGACATCGCTCTGGCGAGTTCTCTTGGAGCACAAATAGATGCGTTTAAAGCTCGAACTAAGGAAGTAAGAGAAGCAGAAGCTGCAGAAAAAGCCCTACAGGCTACCCAAGCTCGTGGGAATGCCTTGAATTTAGCAGGGCAAAGGGCAGCAGAATGGAAAAAGTTAGGTGAAGCTCAAGCAGAGGCTTTGCGGATGAATAAGGAGTATGACCTTTTTTCTGCTGCACATGAAGAAGCTTTAGCAATGAATGCAGCTTTGGATGAGTCATCGAAAAGGTATAAGCAAATTGCAGTAGATGCGATTGCACGCGGTCAAGCTCAGAACTTAGAGATACAAGCTACTAGATTAGCTTCTAATGAAGTTAGTAAAGCCACATCCTATTCTAATGACTTAGCAAAATCGCAGAGCGCACAAATGGCGTCTGCTACTAAACTAGATGGTATACAAAAGTCCCTAGTTAATACCACAAAAATGAAATCAACGGCACAAGCAGAAGATGCAGCATCTATCTCTGCTTTACTTCAATCTATTGACCCACTAGAAAGAAAATTAGCTAAACTGGATGCAACTGAGAGGTTACTTACTTCAGCATTTAAAGCAGGAAAAGTGGATGCAGATGTTTATGCTGCAGCCTTAAGTAAAATTAGTTTAGCTAGGGATACTACTTCTGAAAAACAGTTAGAAAATGTAGCTAAGAATGCTTCAACGGCGGGAGAGGCACTAAAAGCGTTTTCTCTTAAGTCTGTAATGGCTCAACGTGAGCTTATGGTTATGGGCAGAGAAATTGCAAGGGGAGATTGGACACGATTTGTTGGGTCTGCATCAATATTTGTAGATAGAGCTGGTTTAATGAATGCTGCTTTACTAGCCTTAAAAAGCCCTGTAACTGCAGTTGTGGCTGCATTGGCTGGTTTAGCTATTGCAGCAGAAGTAGGTGCTAATGAATCTAATAAGTTTAATCAAGCGTTAATTCTTACAGGAAATTACGCAGGTATTACCACGGCACAAATGCAATCATTTGCTCAGGGAATGAAGGATATTTCCGGACAACATGCTGCTGCCCAAGCTCTTACAGAAGTAGCTAACACTGGAAGATTTGCAGGGGACCAAGTAGTTTTAGTAGGTAAAGCTGCCTTGCAGATGGAGAAAATGACAGGGCAAGCTGTGGAGAAGACAATTAAGCAGTTTGAAGATTTGTCTAAAAGTCCTGTTGAAGCTATTTACAAGCTTGATGAGCAATATCACTTCTTAACGGCAGATGTTTATGAGCAAATTAGAGCCCTTGATGAGCAAGGAAAACATCAAGAAGCTTCTGATCTTGCAATGAAGACTTATGCTGATACGATAGATAAACGATCCCCTCAAATTCTAGAGAACCTAGGCTATATTGAAAAGGGATGGGCCGCTATTAAAAAGATCATGGTGGATGTTGTTAATAGTGCAGAAGGGCTAGGAAGAACTAAATCATTAGAAGACCAAAAGAAAGTGCTAGAGGGGATGCTTTCTTCCTCTAAGATAAAGGATGTTTCTGCCTTTGGCCCATCAGATAGTGAAGTCAGAAAAGAGATTCAATCGAAGCTGGATGTGATAAATGAAGCCATTCGTATGGCTAATAGAGCAGCCACGGAAACAGCCGAAAACACTAGAATACAATCTGCTGGAAAAGAAGCTTTAAAAGGGATTGACGATCATCTAGAAAAAATGAAGGGTGAAATAAGGCTTCAGAAAGAGATTAATGAAATCACACAAAGATATATTAATCTTAGAAAAGCCGAGCAGAACGCTCCTAGTAAAGCTTACGAGGATAAGCTAGCAGGTGTAACTTTTGATGAAAAAGGTAATCCTAGTGGCGGTTTGTTTCAACAGGAAGTGGAGGATGCCAAGCGTAAGAACAAAATAGCTTCCCCTCGGACAAATGAATACGGTATTGATGCAGCTTTACAAGCAAATAAAAACAAAATACAAGAAGTAGCAGATGGGTTAAGAGAATCTCTGGATAGAATTAAATCCCAATATAATAGGGGTGAAATAGACACTGAAACTTATCTTCGTAACGAGTTTTTAAGAAAAGATGAAGCTTATGCTAAAGAATATGATCTAGCGGAAAAGAATCTTGAGATTGCAAAAGGTAAGAAGAATGTAGCAGCAGTAGAAAAAGCTGAAAAAGAAATTAAAAAAATACAAGATGAAGCTTATTTAAATACATCGCAATACATTGAAAGCTTAAATACTCTTGACAAGAAAAGGCAAGACAACGTTAAAAAGCTTACAGACAGCTTGGTAGCTGAGTATAACGCCAGACAAGAAGAGATAGACAACACTTTAAATAGTAGTGGACTTGGGGCAAAAGCTCAAGATGCTTTGGCTAGAGAATTACAAGCTAGGAGAGCATTCAATACCGAGATGAAGCGACTTGATGCTGAGTTACTGAAAGGTGAGCAGCATGGTGGGATTAATACAGATACTTACAACAAAGAGACTGAAGTTCTTCGTCAAAATCTAGAAAAAAGATTAGCCCAAGAACGAAAATTTTCCTCTGACAAATTAGAAGCAGAAGCTAATTGGACAAACGGTGCCAAAAGGGCTTTAAATGATTACCAAGAGAGTGCAAACAATGTAGCAGCACAAACTCAAAATGTCTTTGCAGATGGGTTCAAAGGCATGGAAGATGCTCTCACCACCTTCATCACAACAGGTAAATTAAGCTTTGGTTCTCTAGTACAGTCTATCTTAAATGGTATGGCTAGAATAGAAGCAAGGAGGTTTTTATCTAGTTTGATGGGTGGAAGCTCTGGGGGAGGATTTCTTGGACCACTGTTATCTCTAGGTATTACTGCTTTTGGTGGGTATGGCGCTAGTGCAGGGTTATCAGGTGATGCAGCAACTATCGCTAACGGTGTAGCTGAAGCAGGAGGTATTCCTAATTATTATGCGGATGGTGGTGATCCGCCAGTTAATCAGCCATCAATAGTAGGTGAACGCGGCCCTGAATTATTCGTTCCTAAACAAGCAGGAACAATTATACCTAATGAAAAATTAGGGGGAAACAGTACACAGATTACTTATTCCCCTGTTATTAACATTGATAGCCGCTCGGATAGGGCACAAGTAATGCAAGATGTACAAAATTCTATTAAAGCTGGACATGCACAGCTTTTAGATGATTTAAGAAGAAGAAGGATTATAACATAATGACGTTAGATGCAAAAACATTTTCTCAATTAATTACGTTTTCTCGGTCAACAACAGGGACTAGGAGAACTGCAGCAGGTTTGGTAGAAACAGTGGCAATTAATCAGCCGCGTTTTGATTTCGATCCATTGACAGGTCAAGCTCTAGGAATTTTGATTGAAGAGTCACGGACGAATTTACTGACTTATTCAGAGCAACTTGATAACGCAGCTTGGAGTAAGACGAGGTCAAGTGTTTCAGCTAATGCAACTACCGCGCCTGATGGTACAACAACAGCAGACAAGATTGTAGAAGATTCCACTGCAACTAGTACCCATTTTATCGTACAGACAGCATCTGTTGTAAGTGGTACAACCTACACTTACTCTGGATTTTTTAAGGCGGCAGGCCGTTCAACATTTCTCTTCTATGCATCATCTCTAGGGGCAAATGTACAAGTTGACCTTACTGCAAAGACTGCGACAGGCGGGGGTACTGGATTTGTATCATGCTCAATTGAAGAATATCCAAATAGCTGGTTCCGCGTAAAGTTGACGTATACAGAAAATACAACAGCAGCTAGGTCCCATGCTGTATTTCTGTCATCAAGTGGAAATACCACCTATTCTGGGGATGGCTCATCTGGTATTTATGCATGGGGGCTACAGCTTGAAGTAGGGACATTTGCTACATCTTATATCTTCACAACTTCAGCACAAGTCACCCGAGCAGCAGACGTAGCAACGATTTCTACATCGTCCATTCCAAGCTTTAATGCAAGTGAAGGGACACTGGTTGTTGAAGCTATTCCTTACAACGCGAACTCTGCAGCAGATGGGTCTTCGCAAGCTCCTGCTGTTATTGCGGTAGATGGAGGTTCCATTGCGAATGAAATTGCAGTTCAGCGTGATGCCACAACCAATCTTCCAAGAGGTTTTGTTCGTGTCAGTAATGCACTGCAAGCCTCTATGGCAGGGGCAGTTGCATGGTCGTCCGGCACATCGGGGAAGATTGCGGTGGCCTACAAGTCGAATGATTTTGCGTTCGTTTTCAATGGTGGAACGGTAATCACTGACACAGCAGGCTCTGTTCCAACAGTGACAACACTTAGATTGGGTTCAAGAGCAGGAGGGGTTGGATATTGGAGTGGACGTATTAAAAGTGTCACATATTATCCATCACGTCTAACGAACGCAGAATTGCAGCAGGTGACAACACCATGATTCATTATCTTAAATTTTCAGATAGTGAAGAATACCAATCTTTGCTATCTGAAGTGGCTGACGATGTAAAATCTTTATTAACACTTGATGAAATCGGTACTATTTTTCAAGGCGGGGAATACGCTGAAGATGGTACTGAAGTTTCTCCTGCTGTCGCTTTAAACGGTTGGCATGTGAATGTGCTAGGAGAGCTTCCAGAGGATTGGAAGCAGTACGAGATTCAAACTCCTAACACCCCAACCCGTATTTTTGCAGGGTATTGATCATGTCAGTAATTTCTTTTTCTGATTCTCTTTCAGTCAGTAAAATGACATGGGCACAATATCGTAATGATCTTGAGTTTAGAAGTAGCTTTGGTGCGCAAGCAGTAGAAATTTCCCCCCCATGTTGGATGGTTACAGTGGAAGCTACCCCTATGAACGAAGCTGACTCTGGGGCATGGAAAGCGTTTGTGATGCAGACTAGGGGCAAAACCAATCAAGTTTCAATTCATGACCTTAATAGACCAGCTCCGCTAGGAACCTTACGCGGAACAGTAACCCTCTTGAATAGTGTAAGTCAGGGTGCCACCACCATGACAATTAATGGTGGTTATGACGCTGCAGGTAAAACCTTAGTTGCTGGGGATTTGTTGGGGCTTGGAACAGGGACTACACAACAGTTGGTAATGGTTACTGCTGATGCTTCTAGTTCCTCTGAAACTAGGTCTATGTTTTTAGATTTTGCGAATAACTTGTATTCTGCTGGAACAGTAGGGGATATCACTATCACGTTTGAACCCGCTCTCCGTAATGCTTTTACGGCTGGAGCAGCAATTACTTGGGATAAGCCTACAGCATTATTCCGACGTAAAGACTCTCAGGTAGCTTGGGAATACTCAGATTGTTTAACTAGTGGTTTCTCAATGCAATTTATTGAAGACTGGCGTGCATAATAAGGATAAAAGATGACAATACTTTCTACAGCTCAACAAGCAGAAGTAGAAAAGCCAGTCACTAGGGTAGTATATTTTGCTGAGTTTCATTTTGAAAGTGGAACTCAGTATTTATCTTCTCTTGTTGGCACGTATACTTGGGGCGGTCATGATTGGATTGGGCTTGGTGCAGCAGGTGGAATTAGCGCAGTAGAAGAAGCAGATTCTGTAGATGCCAAATCTTTAGAGTTTACCTTAAATATTGCAGTGCAATCTTACCTTGCTTTAGCCATTGGTGCAGTTGAAGAGTATAGGGGCAGGATTGCAAAGCTGTATATGTGCCCTCTTGACGAAAATTTTACATTAGTAGGAACACCTGTAGTTTGCTGGACTGGCATCATGGATACAATGAGTGCAGGTGTTGATAAAGATGGAAGTGGGCAGATAGTGCTGAAATGTGAAACTGCTGCTTATGGTCTGAAAAGGCAACCAGCCCTGAGAATGACCCCAGAGCAACAAAAGCAAAGGCATCCAAACGACACAGGTTTTGATTACTTGTCTGACATTATCAATAAACCACAAACTTGGCTTTCCATTAAATTCCAGCGGGTGTAATTTATTCATATGACGTTATCAGAATATGTAGAACAATCATTTCATAGACCATTTAAGTGGGGTGAGCATGATTGCACACTGTTCGTCATAAATTGGATAAAAGAAGCTACCGGAAAAGACTTCCTAGAGACTTTACCAAAGTGGAACTCAGAAAGAGAAGCTTTGGGGTTAATAAAGTCTCTAGGAGGCTTAGAGAAAGCTTGTGACGACAGATTAAAAAGAATACCAGTTGTGCAAGCCAAGAATGGAGATATCGGGATGATAGATAAATCTTTGTGCTTATTTATAGGCCCAAGAATTGTCGCAACAGGGGTTAATGGTTTGATATATTTTAATAGAGGTGATGCCAAATGCGCTTGGCAATATTATTAGTGTGGTTGCTGTCGCCTATGGCAGCTTTTTCAGCACCAGCAGTAGCAGCAGTAGCTGCATGGGTTTCTACCAATGTAGTTCTTACGCAGGTACTACTCACAATTGCAATGGCTGCATATGGTAATGCAAGACGTAGGCGAGCAGAGCGAGCAGCAAAAGATGCTTACAACAATAGCTTAGCTGACAGAACTATTACTTCTGTAGCAACAGATTCCCCTTATGTTTATGTGTATGGTAGGGCAAGGGTAGGTAGTGCTGTTCGGGCTATTTTTACATCAGGGGATAAAGACCAATATAAACATCTTGTATGTGTGCATGCAGCTCATGAATGTGATGCTATTGAAGAAATTTATATTGCAGGTAAAGCGCTTGGAACGCTTGATGCAGATGGACTTGTAACATCTGGTGATTACTATAAGCTAGCCACTCATGCCGTTGAGCATGAGATGACCACTAACACATATACCGTGGATCAAACCGGGATAGTGGCTGACAGTGTTGGGGTGGTTTATGAAGATTCAAATAATGGTGGTGGTGGGCAAGTTGAATTCACTTACAGTGGTGGTGTAGTTACTGTTGACCCAGAACTATTTACTTCATTATCTACTTCTGCAAAAGTCTATGTTAAGTGGTATTACACTACAAACGCATCTCGGGTACGTGTTAAAAAACACTTAGGTACTGCAGGTGATCCAGTTGATTCTTATCTGCATGGATTACTTCCTACTAAATGGCCTACTACAGCAACGTTGGATGGGTTCTGCTACACAGTAATTACATTAGACTTGAATCAACCTGAGTTTCAATCAGGTATCCCAGCTATTGAAGTTTTGTTGCGTGGTAAGAAAGTATATGATCCAAGAACAGATACTACTGTATGGAGTCAAAATCCCGCCCTGATCATCAATGATTATCTGACTAGCGAAATGTGTGGAGTAGACTCGTCAGACATTCCACAGGACTATCTAATCTCTGCTGCTAATGATTGCGATGAAGTTGTTGCAATGGCTGAGATTGATTCTAATGGTAGCTATGTTTCCGGTGCTCGTTATACATTCAACGGCACTGTGACATCAGAGCAGAATCAACAAGAAGTATTGAATCAGATGGCAGATTCTATGGGTGGTGGTATTACATCTACTTCTTGGAAAATGTGGGCCGGTGTTTACACCGCACCTGTATTATCTCTTACTCAAGATGACATTGTAGGCTCTATTTCTATTACTCCGGGTGTATCTGATGCTGACTTGTTTAATGGTGTAAAAGGCCAATATGCAAATGGCCTTAATAATTACGTAACATCAGACTACAAGCCTTACCAAAACAGCACATATGTTACAGGTGACGGTAGGGAGCTTTGGCATAATCTAGACTTCCCTTACACAGATAATGTACAGCGCGTTTGGAATCTTTGCAGAATATTCACTGAAGATCAACGGAATAGTTACACAGTGACTGCCGAGTTTTCAATGAAAGCTTGGGATATCAACGTAGGGGATAGGGTGTATTTGACAAGTGACTTGTTTGGCTGGTCAAATAAAGTATTTCGAGTTGTAGATAAGAAGTTTTCTCCCTCATCCCCTGTAGAGTTGTCCCTAAAGGAAGATGCTAGTTCTATTTGGGATTTTGTTGATGCAGCAGAGCTAGATGAAACACCTAACACTGACTTACCAAATCCTTTTGATGTTGAAGAACTAACTTCTTTGACTTGTTCATCAGGTGATGATGATTTGTTACTACAAGCGGATGGTACAGTAGTTTCTCGTATTAAAGTTGAGTGGCCTGAAGCTACAACACAAGCTGTATTTACTAATGGGCTTATTGAAGTAGAATGGTTAAGAACTGGTGAATCTGTTTGGAATAAGGTAGTCGTATCTGGAAATGAAACGGGTGCATATCTTTCTCCTGCGCATGATGGTAGTTTTTATACAATACGGGCAAGAGCGGTTAATCCATATTTTAACGTAAAATCAGATTGGATTTATACTCTCCATCAAGTAGTAGGTAAGAGTGCTAATCCACCAGATGTTACGGGGTTTGCTGTTTCAGTGTTAAGTGATGCTACAAGACATTTCTCTTGGACAGTATCAGACCAGCCTGTCGATGTATTACATGGTGGTGGGTATATTATCAAGTATAGAACTGCTGGTAGCGGTACTCCTTTTGCATCAATGACTCCTTTGCATACGGGATTACTTACTCAGTCACCTTATGATACAAGAAGTCCTGCTGCAGGTACATATGACTTTGCTATTGCGGCATTGGACAGTAGTGGTAATGAGTCTGCTAGTGCAGCATTGGTGAGTAGCGTAGTTATTACAGACACTAGCACAGCTTCAACTGCACTAGCAGCAGCAAATGCAGCTCAGGCAGACGCTACAAGCGCCCTTAGCCAATTGAGTGATATTGCCAATGATAACTTGTTAGTACCTTCTGAGAAGACAAGTGTAATTGGAAACTACTCTGTTATTACAGGTGAACAAGCAGGTATTGACGCACAAGCTACAGCTTATGGTATTACTACCGAGAAAACGGCTTATGATAGTGCTGTGTCTACTCTTACTACCTACTTAGGAACTTTAACATCTCCTGTAGCATGGAATAATACTTCTGGTAATACAACAATTGTAGGTTCTACATTTAGAACAAACTTTGCGAATGTTTATACTACTCGGCAAGCATTATTGAATGCTATTTATGCTGCAGCCAAGACTCTTGCAAATAATGCACAAACTACAGCTAATACTGCCGTAACTAATGCTGCTGCTGCACAAACTGATGCTACAAATGCTTTGAGTCAGCTATCTAGTATTACTAGCGATAGCATTCTTGCTAAGAATGAGAAGATTCCTGTCATCAAAGATGTGAATTCTATTCTTAATGATTTTGTAAAGAATAGAATTCAAGCTGATGCTTTCGGCGTTTCTCATACAGATTATGATAACGCTGTGTGGGCATTGTGGGATTATTTGGGAACATTATCCCCTTCTTATGATAATATTGCTGCTGATACTACTATAGATGGTGGTGTGTTTAGGCAGAAATTTGCTAATGTGTATACAGCTAGACAAGTGATGCTGAATGCTATTGCCACTAAGGCTAGTACGCTTGCTACTTGGACGGGTGTTGTGAGTAGCAGTGGTAAGTTGAGCACTGCTGGGGATATCTTCAATGGAGGGGCTGTAGGGACAACGGAGATAGCGGACGAGGCTGCTACAGCCGTGATAGTCAGTAATGTCAGTAATGTAGGTGTAGCGACCGGTATTGGTGGTGGATTTACTACAATTGCGTCAATAACTTACACGGCTTCTGTGACCGGTGTTGTAGCACTTATTGCCAAAGGGGGGTCTTCGACAAACAACTATGCCTCTCCGGGGACTGTTGTTGTGGAAACTCCGTTAATGAAGGTAGTAGGCACAGGAGGTCTAGCATCCGCAGTTTTGGTTCCATCTGGGTCATTTCAACAAACCTCTTCATTGCCGTATAACCTTGACATAAGTATGTCTACAGTGTTTACGTTAACATCTGGAAACACTTATACATTTGAGTTTATGATGGAAGCTGAGTCAACAATGTATCAATGCGTTGTAGATAATCTTGAGTTCCGAATGGAAGCCATTAAAAAGTGAATACTTATACACCTTATAATAGAATTACAGGTATTTTCCTTCCGCAAAAAATTACATGCAAGGATATACACTTAGCGGTAAATATACCTGATATGCATAGCTGCTTAGTAGGGAGTTATGACTATTTATCTCAACGTGTAGATGTAGATACGAACGAGGTTATTGACTACATCCCTGAGCAACCGTCTGTACAACATGAGTGGAATCCAGAGATAAAAAGGTGGGTATATACCCCTTCCGCTCTTGAAGTATGCCTTAAGAACAGACAGGCGTCATATCCGTCTTTAAATGATCTAGCAGATGCTTTGTATTGGCAGTCTAAAGGGGATAATTCAAAACTTAACTCATACTTTGAAAAGTGTGACAAAGTTAAGAAGGATTTCCCGAAGCCTGTGTAGTTAAAGTGTCATTTGTGGGAGGGGAGCTGACAATCGTTGGTTCTGCAGTTTGATATGAGCTAAGAGAGCCGCCTTCTCCTATAGGCGGTACACTATCATCCTGAAATCCTCCCCCTCCACAAGCAGACAGTACTAGAACAAAAGTAATGCAGGCGTATTTCATTTCAAACCTCCTAATGTTTAACAAGTGAAAGCACTATATCACTAAATAAAAACAATTGCAAGAACTTTAAACAATAAAACTAAAAATCAATAATGTGTTGGCATATCTATCTACAAAGGAACAAACATGCCTGAAAAAAGCCCTGAGTCTTATGCGGCTCTAACATATCTTTGGGTATTTGGTATGGCTGTGTTTGGCGGACTAATATCTTATCTAAAGAAGATCAAAAGTGGCATGAAGTGGAAATTAACTGATTTCATCATTGAATTAGCAACAGCATCTTTTGCTGGCATCGTAACATTCTATCTATGCCAAGCTCTTGACCTTAGTCAAGTCGCATCAGCAGCAATGGTAGGTGTTGCAGGACATTTTAGCTCTAAAGCTATCACATTATTTGGAGAAGCTTTAGAACGTCTTATTACTAAATGGAAATAACATGAAGATCACATTGCAGCAACTGAAGACAATTATGCCATACTCAGGACAGAATGCAGATAAGTTTTTAGATGCTCTCAATGTGGCAATGAGTGAGTTTTCTATCAATACCCCACAGAGAATTGCAGCATTTCTTGCACAAATAGCTCATGAGAGTGGTAGTTTGAGGTTTGTTAAAGAAATTGCTTCTGGAACAGCTTATGAGGGTAGGAGAGACTTAGGGAATATTCTTCCGGGTGATGGGGCTAAGTATAAAGGAAGAGGGTTGATTCAAGTCACAGGCAAGACTAACTACACAGCCGTAATGCTTGCCTTGAATATTGACTGCCTTGAGCACCCCGAATTACTTGAACAGCCCATCAATGCTTGCCGCAGCGCTGCTTGGTTTTGGCAAAGCCATGGCTTGAATCAGCTTGTCGATTCCAATACAGAAGATTCTTTTACGTTAATTACTAAAAGAATTAACGGGGGGATGAATGGCTTTAGAGAACGGCTAGAGTACTGGAAAAGAGCAAAGAAAGTGTTAGGAGTGAAGTTATGATGGAACAAATCAAAACACAGCTATGGAATCTTGTGACGGAGCCAGATAACAAGACACTGTGCCCTATTAAGGTTGCAGCTATGATAGCAATGGGGGAATGGCTTGTTATGCAGCCAATGTCTTTCATTCATACACATACGCTTGACCCTGTAGCTTTTGGAACGGGATTTGGAGCGCTTGTAGCTGGTGTTGGTGTAGCTCTAGGAATGAAAAAAGATTCGCCTGTTAATTAAAGGAATGATCATGCCTATATTGGGTATATTCAGAGTGGTTCCAGCATGGGCTTATAAATTGCTTGCTGTAATGGTTTTGCTTGCAGGAGTCTTTTTTGCTGGGGAATACAGAGTACAACGGCAGTGGGATGCCTCTATTAAAGCTCAGAAAGCTAAAGTTCAAGTTGTTTTAACAAAACAGCAAGCTGCTACAGATAATGTGCAGAAAGTTCAAGTAAAGGCAGAAGAGAAAGTACACACTGTCTTTAAGGATAGAGTAATCTATAAGACAAAGGTGGTGCCTCATGAAGTTATTGTTAAAGAAGATGCTGATTGCATTATTCCTGATAGGTTTATCAGCATGTGGAACAGTGCCAACAGTGGTGAAGTTCCCAACGCCTCCAGCAGCATTGATGCAGCCGCCAGCGGAAGCAGGGAAATTGAAGGAACACGCTAAGTTATCCGATATAGAGGCGCAGCATGAAAGGGAAGCGGAAGCCTTCCTGATTAATAAAGAAAGACTTCTTGGCTGGCAAGAGTGGGCTAGGAAGCAAATGGACATTAAATAGTATTACTTAGCTCCTAGATAGGGCATTGCGAGCACTTGATTCTTCATTGAGTCAGGTGCTCTTTTTATTTTACCAACTCAAAAGTATTGTGGATTCCACCAACACATCCTACAGCATTAACAGCTACCTTCTCTGTATTTGTCATCTTATCAAATTCTTTCCAAACAAACCAAACAAGTGCAACGTTAAATAGTGCAAATAAAGCAGGATGTGCAACAAGAGGTTTCATAACAGGGTTTAATTCAACCCCTCCTTTGTGAATTATATACTCAGTTGTGACGACATCAGTTGCTCTACACGCTGCAAAAGTATTCTTGCTAGTGCCAACAGAAATTGCTTTGTCTGAAATAGTGGAGCAACCTACTAGAGATAAAATGCACAATAATGTAATGATCTTTTTCATGTTGCTCCTTTTAAAGGGTTAGTTCTACTCTTTTTGTTTCTATATCTCAAACAAGCATATACATTTCTTCCTCTTTAACGCTGATTTGATTAGCTTCTAGAGGGTTAAAGTTAGGCTCATCCATAAGTGCTTTTACAGCTTTATAGAATGCATCCTTAGCATTAGTCGTAGTTATAATTTTATTTAGGACTAGATGTTTACCATGATAGCCTGCCCACGAGTTCAAGTTTGAGTACTCTGCGATATATACTTTAACTTTCTTTTCTTCTTTACTTGTTACACTGCTCTGACATAGATTTTTGAAGAGCACCATTTTTAATTTCCCCTTCCAGTGTGTTGTCTCGATATAGTAGTACGTCTTATCGTGACGATTATATTCTACAGACAATGTTCCGATGTAGTGCACACCATTGACGATGAACTCTTGAGTGTATGTGCCTTCACAATCTTTATAAGCTTCGTCCTTTAGGCGCGCATACACTACTCCCTCAGCTTCTTCCATACTACTGAAGACATTATTCTCTACAGCACCGAACCACAATGCCCTTTCATTCTTAATGCTGTCAACTAGTTCTAGGGCTGCTGACAAGCGAGTTTCAATATCTTTCAAGTCCGACATATTATCCTTCTACGACATCATCAAGAGCTTCAAACAATTGTCCCAATTCTCGTGTGGCCTTTGTTTTTGCCGCATGTCGCTCTTTTAGGTATTTAGACACTTTGGCTTTCTTTAGTCCTGTTGTCTCAGATACTGTTTCCACCACTTCTTTAAACTGCTGGTCAGCTTCCTCAATCGTTGCAAGATGTTCAAAAGCTTCTTTTAGGTACTCTTGAAACATCTCTTGGTCAATCTGAACATTCTTACCATCAAACTCAATACTTACAACATTAGTCATTCTTCTCTCCGAATAAGATATTACATATAACACTAAAAACGATATACAAACCAAATACACCAACTCCAAGGTAGATAAATGTTGCTACTGGAATCAGGATAATAACTGCAATGCAACTAAGTAATACTCTAACAAATAATTCTGGAACGAAGTTGTATATTCTCAGAAATATATTTTTCATTCTTCAAGTTCCAAGATATATGGATTTCACCGTAGGTAAAGCTAAAGGATTAACCCTCTTCTCTAAATACTCATATAGTTCGTTTGTCTTAAAAGAAAAAGCTTCTTCTACTTCGGGTGAAGTTGAAAATACTAAGGCATATAAGTAATTAGCTTCTTCTTGCGTTTCTACAATGATACTAAATGGTTTAAATCCGTTATGAGTTTCTTCAAATTTCATGATATCCTTTATTTAAGCAAGAAAGCATAGAATCTTTATATGCTTCTATGCTTTCTTGCTGGTTGTCAAGGGGTTAGTATTCCCACTTACCACTTAAACTGTCTTTGCTGTAGGCCGTAATAGTTGTTTCAAAGAAATTCCCAAACACGCCGTCACCTGTGATTTCTTCGACAAATTGACAAGGATTTTTCTCAATTCCGAATTGACGCTTAAACCCAAGTTGCCTCATGCGGTAGTCACACACGAATCTCACATAATCTTTAGCCTCTTGTTTTGTCATCTTAGGTCCGCTGCCTGTATCGTAGCACAGATCAATAAACACGTCAACTAATGTGACAACCTTCCTAGCTGTTTCATACATTGTACGCTTGAAGTCCTCTGTAACAACTGAAGGATTCTCTTCTATAAATATACGGAACAACTCCGCTAGTCCTTCAATATGCATGCTTTCATCGACTATTGACCACTGATTCACACTCACCATTCCGGGCAGTTGACCCACTCTTGAAAAGTCTAGTAGCATGGCGAATTGAGCGAAAAGATCAACACCTTCCATTAACACTTGCTTGCCTAGATACTCAGCTTTACCTTTATTGGAGCGCAAGTCAACTTGCTCAACCATGTACTCATGCTTATCTTTCATCTCCTTGAAAGATAGAAACTCTGACATGAACTCTTCTGTATCATACCCCAGCGTGTCGTTTAGACGCTTATAAGCGTACATATGGCCGCTTTCACGGCTAGCAAAAGACAACAGCATCATACGAGCATCTGCGTTCTTAAATACGGGAAGAAGTTTTTCTACGTAGCCCGCACAAACATTTGTATCAGACTGAGTAAAGCCTCTAAGGATCATCTTAATAAAAGCTTTACGCTCAGGCGTAATGGTTCCATCCTTCCACTGAGATACGTCACTGCTCATGTCAGCTTCTTCAGGAACCCAATGAGCACGTTCGTGCTTCTCATAAATCTCTTGCAACTTAAGGTAACGGGGTACGAAGATTTCCGTCGCTTCAGTAATTTTACTCATCTTCTTTATCCTTCGCAAGAGGCACAAGTTTCAGCCTCAGACCAATCCACAAGAGCTTTTCTTTCAATCTCTTTAGCATTGTTCACTTCCCCTTCTTTCTCCCCCCTGAAGTAGTAAAGGGTATAGACGTTTGGACTCTTCAAGAATTTCAAGTGGACACTATTCACATACTTACGGCTGCTCCCGAATGGGAAAAATAAATTCAAACTTTGAGACTGTCCACGTTCGCCCATAATTGCTCCACGATGTTCTGCTAGCTCCACTACCCAGTGCTGGTCAATCTCCATTGCAACTTTAAACACATTTTTTTCATGCTCACTCAGGAAATCAAGGTGTGTGACACGGCCTTCATTGTCTTGAATTGACTTCCAAACTTCTTCTGTATCCTTACCACACTTTTCAAGAACTTTAGCAAGGTGCATGTTCTTCACTGTAAAGTTCCCCGCTTTTGTACTCTTCAAGAATATGTTTCTAAAGTAAGGTTCAATTGTAGGAGAGGTATTCAGCAAATCAGAGTTATTGGCATTAGGAGCTAGAGCAAACAAGCGAGAATTTCGCAGCCCTGTTCCTTTCATGTCCTCTGGCTCACCTCGCTCCATTGCAAGTTGCTTACTTCCTTCCACACCTTTCTCCACAATATGCTTAAAGATAATGTTGGTGTGTTGCACACTGCTGTTAAAACCGCCACCTTCAAATGGAATGCCTTTGCTCTGCAAATACCCATGAAAGCCCATTGTTCCGATCCCTACTGCCCTCTCTCTTCTTGCACTATATTTAGCACGTTGAATTGTGTCAGGTGCATTGTCAATAAAACTTTGCAACACATTATCCAAGAATCGAACAAGGTCTTCTACAATTGTAGAGTCTTTCCATTCATCAAATTTCTCCAAATTCAAACTGCTAAGACAACAGACGAAGCTTCTATTTTCGTCTGTTGGCAACAGAATTTCACTCGTTATGTTCAGGTAAGGTCGTTAGTCTTACCCCGCTTTATTCAAGCTGCTATACATCCCTGTATAGACCAGACTATATCACCATCCTGCAACAGGATGCTCACCGCTTTGAGCCACTTGGCCCTACTCCCTTCCGGGATAGTCGTTGCTCTTTCCTGCACGTTCTTCCACGCTGCTTGGTTAGTGGTTGTATCAGGCTTAGATCAGGATTACGTGTTCTACGCTTCCCCTGAGTTCAATGAGTTTGCAATATACATTACTGTATAAGGGTGCTGTTATCAACACAAATTACTGCCACGAATCTTCAATCCTAAATCTTTCTGTGCTTGAGGAAGATTCCTATTGGCAGCGTCAATTTTCAGTAGGTAAGGCTCACCAGTCAGCGCACGAGTTTCCAGAATCTCTTCCCATACCTTACGTGCACACAGTTTCTCAAATACTCTACCAGAATGAGGACATTTCAGTTCATATTCTTTGTCTTGCAATACAGCGTCAATGAAATTATCAGTGATATTTACTGCACAGTGAAATTGCTTACGATTATCACTGCGACGCTTACTGTCACCTCCCGGTTTCCTGAATCTAATATGTTCAATGATGTCGGGATGATCTACATCTAAATAAGCAGCTAGTGCTGCACGTTTTGATTTTCCTTGCTGAAAATAAGCGATAGCACTGTCCATCATCTTCATGTAAGGAATCGGGCCTACAGCTTTACCTCCAATCCCTCTGATATCCATGTGTGCTGCAGTTCCACCCCCAAGCATACACAACTCAGCCAGTTCTTGAATTACACTAACTTGCCCTTTGGCTGTATCAGGGACATTAAAAGCAAAACAGTTGATTGGTTGGCCGTGTATCTTCTCTTCCGCTACAAATTCATGTGTACGCCAATCAGTGGGATTTTCCTTCTTTACCCAATGCCCTTGTTGACTATTAGACAGCACCCGCCCCGCATACATGAACCAACCTTTGTATGCATAGTCATAAATACGTTGTGCAAGAGCATAATCCCCGTAACAAAATGCTACAGCAGGGCGGGATAACGCTTGTGAGATAGTTTCATCTTCTCTCTTATAAAATCCATCTAATAGTGTCTTTGAAAACTCTGTAATATACTCAGGGTCTTCTTTATTAATTAGAATTCCTTGATACTCTACTTTAGTCATCTACTTCCTTCTCTATTATTCTCAGTTTTAAGAAACAATCTGATGTCCAAGATGCTCTAGAATCTTTTCAAATACTTGAGATTCTGTCCAACTATCGCTTCCAAAACAACTTGCTACAGGTATTAACTCTATTTTGTCGCCATTCTCAAAACAAATGCTAGCCCCCTCTGCAAAAGAATATCCGCATGTTTCGCACTCGTACTCATCATTCAACCACTCTAGTCTGATTTGCATTGTTCCAAACCTCGAATCTGATCCCTAATCATCTCTAGTTGTTTAATTTGTGAGCTAGTCCATACATAGTCATCTTCATACTCTTGCTCATCATAATCATCGTAGCTAGCAATATCTTCGATATCTTCATTAAGATGTCTATAATCCGCCTTACTGCACATCATACCTGCTAGTTCTCTAGCTAATGAGGGGTCTTGCATCCCGGCTGCTACAAGCTTGTCAGTAACATCACAAACGACAGAGTTAAGCACATTTCTATTAATGTTTAGCTCACCTACTGCTTGAAAGCCTACTGCCACTTTACCTTGCATATCTCTGTGTAATGAAGGGATATACTCAATATCATAATCAGTATCAATGCCACATTGAGATAATACGTACTTCATGAGTTCATCATTATCAGGGTGCAGCATCTGTACTTCATTTAAACCTTCAAGCTCCTTTGCCAACTGCATATCTCTAAAGGAAATAGATTTCATACATAACCCTTTAGATCATAGACAGCTTGCAGTACTTTAATTGCTTTAGGGATTTCTGCTTTCATTAGTCTAATAGCCACTTCCCCGTTCTTTCTGATATCTATAACGTCCTTAAGAATTGTGGCTAACTTAGCTTCAAATGTGTCACCACTGTGACTAGTGAAGTAGTACCCTGTAATTTCTTCTTCATACTCAATATTTTTAAGCATTATTATCTACTTTCTTGTTCAGTTCTTCAATTTTGTTTTTAATGTAATCAAGCCTTACTTGATAACAAACTACATTATTACATATAGGATAGCAATTGAAATATTTTTCAGCATATTCTCCGCATGATTCACAATAAATTCCATGCTCCTTCCTTGAATCTTCCATAGCTACTTTCTAAAACATGTTAGCTGACATTATTAAGTTTTGACTTTTAAGCCACTCCAGCAGAATAGGCATGTCTTTATAAGGGTATTGAATGTTATAAGAATACTCTTCTTCTCCGATTGTAAACCCATCTTGCCCAAATGTTGCACAAACTTTCCCATCTCTATTAATGTCAATTACAGCAGAAAAAGGGGCTGTCTTAATGAACACTATATTACCATGTTTCCCATCAGTTACTAGCACAAGGCTGACAGGCATGGCTTGGCCGATTTCAGTGCGTAGTTGCAACATCTGGATTCTCATTAAGTTCTTTAAGCAGAGAGACTAGGTAGTCTGCCGAACATACCCCCTCTTTTTCAGGGTACGTAATACAATCTATAAAATGGTCATCAGGATCAAGATAATCGCCGGCATTTTCTCCCATTCGCCTATTCCACAAAGTAAATGCCTTAATGAGTTGTTCTTTGCTGGTGATTATATAATCTTCGTCAAGCGTTTTTAAATCTACTGTAATTTCTGTGTGCATTTACTATACTCTCTTTCTAACCAATCTAGACTGATAAATAGGGGGTCGTAGCTCCCGTCTTTGACGTTGTGTTTTACAATTATCCCTCTCCAATGGTGATTACCTTGAATACCCTTATAACTTTCCTCGTGTGTGTAGCAAGCTCCTGCGACAATACCTATTTGTTGTTTTCCATTAGATGGTAAAAACCTAACTGCAACATCCAATGTCTGCCTATGTCCCTGCGTAAAACTACATCCAATTGTTTTAAGCATATTCATCGCGGAGCCACCAAGAGACTTCCCTGTCATGTTGTTTTGGAAGTAGTGACAATAACTAATACCATCCACAATAACAGGGGTAAGGAACGGTACAACTTCCCATCCAAACTCTTCATACTGCAAACTCTCAATGCTGAGAAATCCGTGTAGCTCAGGATTAGCGTCTACATGCCTCTCAATACGATTCTCATGATTACCCAGCGTGAGAATCATTCGTGGCGTATATACTTCCTCTCCTGTTGCAATCTGCTGTGACTGGAGTTCTCGCAAAGGCTTCAGCAGACGCTTCATTCCATCTTTAGCAGCATCAATATCTGCTTGTACTCTTTTACCCTCTGCCGTTCGTTTACCTTTATCATAACTGCTGAGAGATTCCATATCAGCGAAATCTCCAGCACTAATGATAACATCAGGTCGTTTACGAACGATATACTTTCCAATCCATTCCAAATAACTTAAGTCTACTCCCGGTTTTACTTGATTATCTGGAATATATAAGTGTGTTACCGTCTTTTCTTCGTCTTTAACAGCTTCTTTTCTGACGTCATAATATTTCCTAAGAAAATCCCCAACTGTAGATCGAGGAATGCCTAGCAGCTTAGAGATTCCTCGCCATGACATTGTACCACTGGTACTTAAAGCAATTGCTTGTGCTTGCCAGTCTTTATCATTATTTTTATTCAAATAACCCCCTATAAGCTAATACTACACAATTCTTACTTCATGAACTATCCACTAATTCATAATTGTTTTTGATAGAGATTCTGAAAGTAAAGCTTGTACCTCTTTTCTAACTCCATCTAGTGTGTCTTCTAAGTATTTTAGTCTTTGTTTAAAATTGTTCTCATCTTTGAGAATTTGATTTTCTTCCGTTCTTTTCCATACAAGTTCACCATATTCCTCAGGGTCAAGCATTTCCCGATTATACGCAGGAGATTTATATACTGCTATAGACTCATATTCATCATCAACCTCAGTTTTATGCTCCCCATATTTCTTACAGGTATCTGTGTAAAACTCTACCCATCCACTCTTGTTTGCTAATATGTGTAAGTCATTACTATCGTTACTGTCTTTGTTGCCTGATACTTGCACATTAGGAACAACAATCCACATCTTACCATTATTGGTCTTCACACGCATAAATGGCTTTAGCATATCTTCAGTAAAATTGAATGGGTTGCCTGATGCATTTGTACCATTAGCATCCTCAACGATTGTCCACATTTTATCATCTAAATACTTTTTAACAAGACTTGGACTAAATTTAACTGACATCATGTTGTTATTCCGACTGATTTCATACTGAGTGCCTACAAGTTCTGCTGCGTAATCCAAACCTAGTAAGTTTTTGAATTTAAATTTCTCAGGGAGAGTGATTTTCTCTACACCCTCAGTACTTATAATGAAATGTTGCCCTTTCTCACTTTCAATTCCTAGAATAATATTATCTTCAGGATGACTGGCAGTATGAGGCCCTTTAGCTACAACTTTACACACATCACCCTCGCATGGTGATTTTCCCCAGATAAAGTTAGTCAATTTATAACGAACAGCCCATGATTCATAAGTAGAATAAATTTGCCCGTTGTTTTTGACCTCAACAATATCCCCAATATTAATCTCTGCACTCATACAACCTCCTTAAGAAAAATTTCTTTGATCAACTTACGCCTCTTTGCAGCATTACTTACTATTTCAGTATTATATCCTAATTCTTGAAAATAAGCAAGCTGTTTCTTCACAGGTTGTTTCATAAAAGCAATAACACGTTTTTCTATGGCAGCTTCTTCAAATGAGATACCAAGCTTCTGTGACAAATTAATAATAGCATGACAGTCTAAGCATACTGCCCGAATACAGCTAAAGTCTATTAGAAACAAGTATGCAGCGTACTCTTTGATGTCATCAAGTCCTGTAAATTTTCCGCCTGTATCTGAGATGTGATCAATCTGAATATTACTCTGCACTACGTCTTTCTTGCAGCACGAGCAAGTCATTCCCCATACAGTATCTTTCTTTCCATTTGGGTTAGGGTTTTGGATTTGCTTTCTATATTGCTTGATGTATTCTAGTTTGATGGGATGTTTAGACCAGAGTTTTCTAAGACCGCCCCTCACCCAAGTCCAAAATGCCGCTTCGGATTTCCAAATGTTACCTACTTTCCAAGGTTCTTTATACTTCAAAACTCACCTCGTTTCCCTATTGGAAAGTATTGTAATTGCTTTCAGTATCTCCTCTAGCTCATCGTCAGATTTTGCATAAATAGGCGTTTTAAGCATGTTGCATAGCACTTCGTACTTTCCCTTATACACTATTACTGAAGAATAAGGTAGGTCTTTTGTGAATTTTTTAACTTTTTCTAGTACAGTTTGTCCTTGTTTTTCTTCTAAAATTTTCCAAACTCTGTTTTTGACGAAATGCTCCACTGTGTCTTGATCATAGTATAGGCTTTCTCTTTTACCTTCTTCTACCCAAGAAACATCATAGCCACTATGCCCATCATAACAAACATTATACACGTTACTGTCACAACTCATTACAAACTTTTCCGGTATTTTCATAGCATATTTCAATAGTCTATTTCCAAATTGTCTAGCAGCTTTCTAGTGTTAAACACATCGGCATCAAATCTCTTCATATGAGCACAAGCCGCATACATATCCATCAAGCCAATAACATCAGTAACGTTAGTAGAGCCAGACCAATCCATGTATTCCAATTCACTCGGATACCAAGATTTATACTGCTTATAGACAGCCTCAACACATTCTTTGTCTGTAGTACAATCTTTTAAAAGCTTATATGCAGAGGCATCCCCGAATTTCTTGCCAGACAAATCTGCTGGCCTGAAGCCATCTGTTGAATCTCCCATCACCCATTGTGCATAGAACCATTTTCTGCCAAACCCTTTTAGCTTTTTATCTTCCATTTGAATCTCACCTAGCCCTTTAATAAGCATAGGTTCATTCATTTTTGTCCAATTATAAAGCCATCCGGAATACCCATAAGCATCTTTGTCAATTGTCACTTGAATTATCTTCTGCTTATTCTTTATCCCTTCATAAGACCTTTGGGCAAGCATATCATCTGCCTCTCTTCCATGCACCAATTTAGCATTGTACTTATTAAGTAGATACTCCCGCACTATTGGTAATTGAGACGGACGATAAGTATTGTCTCTGTTTGATTTATACCTAGTAGGTAACGGGAGGTCAAGTCTAAAGTTATTGTCTCCGCTTAAATAGATTTCAAAGGACTCTGCTGCACAGGTTTTGCATACACCCTCAATCGTAGTTCTGGCAGCATGCAGAGCATGTCTGATATCTCCAGGTTCTTGCACATCTTCAATATCAAATTCATCCAAATCAAAGACGCCTTTAATGTGCTCTTTTAAGGCTGTACGATGTGCATGTTCTGTTGTTACACCTGTCTCTTTGTGTGTTGCTTTGATACTTCTTGATTCATTGGCTGCTGCAGCCCTGAATGCTACAATGTCCCCGTCAATTACTGCTATTGTCACGTCCACCTCACTTCCTTAATTCCAGCCATCCTGATAGCTTCCTGACAGATAGGACAAGGTTTTGCATTAGCAGGATTTCCCTCTCTATCAAACCTGCATACAAACATGCTATGAGCCTTATCAAGTCTTTTGCAGCGAATGAGAGCAGAAATCTCAGCGTGTAAGAAATGCCTATGTTCCATCCCCATTTGCTTTGCCAGTCGTGCTTGCACAGGATGGGATTTCACATAAGAATTTTTCCCAACACTGAGAATATTTCCTTTCTTGTCGTATAGAAAAGCCGTTATGTTGTATTTCTTTTTCATTTTAAAAATCAGTAACTCCAACCTCTCAAGAAATCAATATCACTTTCATTCAAGCCATCTAGATTCACATTGATTTTCTCTAACAGGTCATAAGCATTCCCCGGCATTTCTTCTGCTTGCTTATCTGCAATAAAATCTGATTCTTTGAATAATTCAATAGCAGCATCCATGGAGAATGGTCTATCTGTTTCAATCAAAGCTTTTTCTCCATATTGCCCACCGATAGCAGTAGCTAAATCCTCCCAGCTACTCAATGGAACTTTTTGCAAGCTTAGACCAATGCGCAATAGATCACCTTTGCCAATTGTATAACCTCGCTGCTGGTACTTAAGAACACGCAACAAAGAACCATAAGGATATCTAGTTCCACTATGAAATCGCAAGAAGCGTTGTGAGGCATGTTTCAGAAAATCTTCATGGAATACAAACTCTTCTTTATCAATGTCATATGCAGCCATTGCTACGGTGAAATCAAAGACATCAAAAATGTCTTGGCCTGTTTCAAAGAAATCAAAATGCATTAACTGAATAACGTGGTTATCCTTAACAAAAGTTACGGCACGATCAGAAGCAGCTACGCACCACAAGCCTTCATCATATGCTTGTCCTACGGCTAGAATAAAGTCCTTCTCAGTTTTGAAGTAAATATCTACGTCATTGACTGGGGTATTTGTAAATACACTTGTCAAAGCTCCACCTGCAATAAATGCACCAGATGGTAAGAAGTGATATGCAGCTTCCTTAAGTGCTTTTAATTCTTTATTATGTTGTGTCATTAACTTTCCTGAACAAAAAGCCTGCAAAGCCTTTTGAGCTTGCAAGCTGTGGTTATGCTAGATTAAAACGGTACGTCCGAGTCATCAAAGTCATTAAAACTTACAGGAGTTACCTCCTTCTTTGGCTTCTCAGATTTAGCAGCCTTTTGTACTGCAGTAGCTTCTCCTCGCTCTGCTAGAATTTGCAAAGCCTCTTGCAATTCCTTATCATTCTCAATGATAGCTTCTGCAATCTCCTTAGCCTTCTTAATCAATTCTTCTTCGTCTTCACGTTGTCGAATTGCTTTCTGAATGGCAGAACCTTCATAGTCTTGTGCAAGAACAATTTTACGAAGGTCAGAGACCCTTAGAAAATCGTATTTACATGCGCCACCAAGTTCTTCTTTCTCTTCTAACAAATCTTCATCATCAAAGTTTACGCTGATAGCTGGGATCAAAGCAGGCTCTGCAACCATACCCTTCATCATAGGTACTGGACTTTTAAGCTTTGTATTGACGTATGTATTACCGTCTTTCTCAGTCGTCTTTACTTCCACGTTATACATGAAAGGTTTACCAAGGAGTTCAGAAATGTCATTTAGCTTAGGATTTTTGTACTCAGCTTTGAAGATGACATCAGACACTTTCGTACCGTCTTCATTCTTCACTACCGCAGCAATCTTTGCCCATGCAGATGCAGGAGCCAACAGCCAAGGCTTACCCTTTACATACTCACCTTCTGGTGTACGTGGAGCTACAGTGGTAAGATTAAGTCCTTCACTCATGCCACGGCTAACTTGATGCAAAGGGAGACGAATATTCTTTACACCAATAGTTTCACCATAGTCGTGAGTTTGTGAAAGTAAGTCCACATAGACAGCTACTTTTTGTTCAAGGTCTTTACCTTCTTTTGGTACAATGATTTTGTCATTACCATTTTCATCTTGTTCACGTTTTCCTGCATTGTCTTTAGCAAACTTAGGCAGCTTTTTGTGTAAACCAAGATTTACCAACAAACCAATTTGGACAGCTTGTAGGCCATCTTCAGGAATGATTGCTACAAAAGGTTTCTTATCAGCATTCTCATTGTTGCCAGATTGATTTAATTTTACAGGCTTAAACGACATATTATTTCCATTTTCATAATTAAATTACACATAAGCCATGTGTGGGCCTTATTCTCAATATTGAGAATTACTACATACAAATTTTAATACTCCATCCGATAAGCAACGCTAGTGGGGGCTTAATGATATTAACAGCGTGAAATTTTATATTGTAATCCTTCACATTTTCTACACCTACAAAGTCGGGCTGTTTCGTAATGTAATTAGCCACTAGAGTTAATCCCATAGCAGCGTATATTGTCAGTGCAGGTAAATTAAAAGTAGAGACAATAAACCAGCTCCACAATATTGTGAGCACATAGGCACTCAGAAGATACTCTGCACAGCTTAGAGCAAAGCTACCTATAAATTTAAGCATTGTGTTCCTTATTTAATACTGTAAGTTAAAGTATTGTTGTGATGAAGAATAGTGAAGTAATTAAAGCCTAATCTGCACAGCAATTCTTTAACCACCTCTCGCATACCACTATTTAACATTGGGCTATCACCAGTGTCGTGAACGAGATACACAGGTTTACCCGGATTATGCATAGCCGAAGATATATGTTCAAGTGCTTTTGCGGTAGTTTTACCGCAACACCTGTCTTCTCTAACAATCATCTCTAACACATCAGTAGAAACTGCCTTCAGAAAATCACCGTATGTTTCTTTAGCTATGTTATTCACACTCTCTAATAGGCCTTTGCGACGACATTCTATGCAATCTTTCATGGCTATCCTTATTTAATTTCAAAATCATATAAAGCACCTTCCAGACCATCCGCCAACTCCTTTAACATACTGATAATGTACTCCTTATGGCTGGTATAGTTCTCATCATTAAAGTATTCATCTGGAATTTCATTAATTGTTACGTGGAAATTAAGCTCCATAGGATATTCCTCTTTAAAATTTAGAGCGAGCGGGGAGAATCAAACTCCCATTGATCCGTTACGGTGCTACAAGGTAGAAGCTTGTTCCGATACGCTCGCATTAATCTGGTGTTGGTGGCTGGCACTGGTCTCCAGCTTGGTGCCATGTCGATTTCAGAGGCTCGTGGCACCTTGACGCTCTCTAGCGAATCAGCCTTCGCAATTCCCCCAACGAAACATCATTATATACTAATTAATCCCTACTGTCAATAAATTCCCTGCCCATATTGCGTGGCATTATACCAACTAAAATACGTACCTTTGTTATAGCTATCCCAAAACATTTTTGTACGAGTGTTCTTTACATAATCATTTCCAGCCTTGCGGCGATGCATATAGTCTTCATAAGACTCATCTTCAATCCGTTTAGGCTGAAGAAATGTACGGTTTTCTTGCAAGAATGTTTTATTTGCTTGCATCATAGCATCATCTCTAAAATATATCCTTCCAAATTTTTAATTTGAGAATATGTGAAAATATTCCCTACACTCTCTCCATTAGCTAGAATATCTATGATTTCCACATTTGGAGGCTCTGCTGGAGAGCTAGATGTAGCGGGATAAAATGGTGTAAAATAAAATAACACCTCTGCTTTTATTTCATCATCTGTTATTGGGTGGTTTACTGTTATTGATATTTGTCTCACAAATATTTATACTCCACACTGAGTAATACATCCTCCAGTACTCTTCCATTAGTTCCTTACAATATTTCATATAAAGTATTGGCATATCTTGAATAATTAGCCATTGAGCGTAAGATGAGCACATTACGTTTTATCCTAGATGTTTCTAGTTTTAATAGCACACTTCATTTTCAATCCCCTTTGTTCATCCATCTTCTGATAACATACTGTCTAGATAAACTGATCAATGTAAATATAACTCCAACCAATAACCCATCATGTACGGTTAGTTTATACCCCATGCTAGGAAATACAATCATATTAGCTATAAAGTTGATAGAAAAACCTATAGCAATATTAATACATGCTTCTAAAAAGCTTCGCTGCTTAGACTGAGCCATTAGCTGAATCTTCCATTCTTAATTTACCCATAACATCATCAATCCCCCTGTACAACTCTTCTAATGACCTATTATTCTCAATAGTAATATCAACCAATGATGGAGAAATACCTGCTTCGCTGGGATGCACAAACTTTGTGCCCGATTCTTCACGTCTTACCTCTATAATATAACCACTATCTTGTGTAATCATTTCGGCTTCATTGTCAAATCGGCAGTCAGTAATACACACGTTATACCCTAGATCGAAGTATTCATTGATTTTTTTCTTAGCAAGAATTAGCCACAAATTTTGATGCACCAGATTTCGACCATATTCTGTGCCTAGTAATTGCATAAGTTGTCTAGGAGATTTCTCAATGTCGGGAATAATCTCTTCTTTTAACGGATGTTCAAGATAGGTATTATCAAGCCCGAACATAACTTTAACACCTTCTTTTAACGGAGCTGCAAACGATGCAAGTTGAAAATTATGGTTTGCTTTAAGATAGTTCCCTACAGTATCTTTTCCTGCCCCAGCCTTCCCTGTTAATCCAATCAAGAGACTCATTTAACCTCCTTCTTTACCAGCCACCAGCCCGTAGATTCATCGGCAAACCCTCTATAAGTTTTACCAGTCAATAGTGATGTAGCTGTGGTTGCCAAGGGTAATAATTTATCAGCTACAGCTTTAAATTGATCTAAATTGATCTCAAATTTATCGTATAACTCGTTTTCTATAAATTCAGATGGGGTATTAGATTCTTCGTAGTCTTCAGTAACACCCATGATATGGGCAGCTAATTCTTCAATTTCAAAGTAATTACTCATACGTCGGCTCCTAAATAGCTTATAAGATCATTTCTAGCCTGTAAAAATGCTTTACGGAGCTTATGAAACTCTCCATCTTGTATGCCATTGAAATCTGTATAATACACGAATGCGTAATCAAATCCTTCGCTAGCAATAACCTCATCAACATATTCTATATCATCAGCGTTCATGTGTTTCCTCCTATAGCATCTATAATTTTATTAGTCATAACTATTTATTAGTCATAACTATTCTGCAAGTATCTGGCATCTATCTTTACATTACTCTTAGCCAATGAGTCAAGAAATTCATGGCTATGCGACAGAATATTAGAAAAATCTGCCCTAGAGTCAGCCAAAGCTCTTGCAAGAGCAACGAAGTTATCACAGTAAAGTGTCATTTGATCAGGCTTTGGTTGATCTACATTCACTAAACGATACGCTATGATATCATCATGACTGCCCCATCCATTCTCGTCGCTGTACCAACGCAGTAGCTTCGCACGCCTCTCGTGTACGACACGTCCGCCTCTTAATTTGACATCTACTAGGGCATCCTTGCTCACAGGACACACACTTGATGCATCTGCATTCCACTCAGTCCAGTCCATCACAACCTACCTAGCACTTCATCATATTCTTCTAAAGCCACTACTAACCTATCAAAATCCGCATCAGGCCCGTATAAGTCTGATAGATATTCAATTGTCCCTTCTGGAACATGGTACAGATCAGAAAGATGGTCTAGATAGTCTTGTCGGTCTTTAAACCCATAGTATTGATACTTATTCATTTGCATACAACCTTCTTGTAAACTCGTCTTGACAGACAACTAACTCTCCGCTTGCAAAATTAACTGTTATGTGGTTAATACCTCCACGCCAATGGCAAATCTTCTCTGATTCAAGAATATCTCCTGAAGAAGCTTTTTGATACATACAACCTGTCATAGACACCAAAAGTACGGCTGCTACAAGCTTTAGGATTTTATTTTTCACACATCTTCTCCAATGTTCTGTGTAACGTCATTGTAGCTTATGTTTTGATCTATGTCAACTAGATTGTCTATATCCCTCATTAACTTACCCATCATACGCCTTGCATCAATCACCATCTCATATGAGATGTCACCTTTACCATTCTCATACATCCAATCTAACACTTCACCAGCATTGTATATCTTAAATCCTTTCCTAAATTTATAACGTTTACCTTTTGGGAAAGTTTTTAAAATTTTATAACTTTTAGAAAGCTTTATTATAACTGCAACTCTGTGTAAGTTTTTCCCCTCATAAGCTATTAGAGCATCTACACAAGCTTTTTGAATAGCTTTGTAATGATTTGCTTTGGGGCTAGTAGTTCTTGGCTTCATTTTAATGACAAGATGCCCAATCCTTTCCGAGCATATAGTCGGCTGCTAAGGTTACATTTAACTTGTAGTAATTACTTGCCTGCACTACAGCTTCTTTAATCATCTCCCCTGCTTTACACCAACCAACATAGTACCCCTTATCGGAGTGACCTACATCCGACCAAGTCGGGTTTTCTTTTTTAAATTCTTTTGCTTCTTCTTCTGTTTTAAACATCTTCCACTTAATTAAAGATTTATGAACTTCCAATTGCGCTTCATCCATAAGTTCAAAGTGTTCGCTACGCACTCCCGCACCAGTATGTGCTGCCATACGCTTTCACGTAGGATCGGACTATATCACCATCTGTTTCCAGATGCCTTCCATTTCGGCTCCGCTAGGAGCCTACTCCCTTTCGGGATAGTCTCTGAACCTTGAGTCACCAAGAATACTCTTTAGAAATGTGTTGATACTGTATATCCATCTACTTCTCTAAAGTCCATCCTTAATAACCCCTTGGCTGCTGATTAACATGAATCGTCATTATACACGATTTTTAGCCTTCCAGCAATTAAAAAGGTTATTCGATATGCCTCACGACATAAAGCCACAATTATCTATGGTACGCAATAAGTTGTTGCACGAACACTCTGTTCTTCCAATCCTCCAGCCAAAAGTCTACAGACAACCCTTCTTTTTTAAGCATTCGATCATGAATAACCATGCTACGCTTTGCGCAAATAACTCCTGCAGATTGAAACAAACTATTTATTAAAGCACTGGCAGATCGGGTGTTAATCTTTCTACCGTCCAGTCCAAGAATAAATTTTTTACCGCCTGTGGTTTCCCAATATTGCTTTAATTTATCCGCAAGTTTTGCAAGTGGTTGTGCTGATTGCCAATAAGCATCATAGATAATCTTACCATCCCCTAAACTGCAGCCGACAGTTTTTGCAACACGCTTCGGTTGACCTCCATATGCACAACAATTTCCTGTAATAGTTATCACATCGCCTTGCCTCATTACCCAAGAGCCAAGCTCTGTAGTGATACACCATACTGGCTGCTCTCCAAGTGACACCATCTTGCTTGTTTGAAGACCTCTATGAGATTTTTTAGTAAGTCTAACATGCTTCATCGGTCTGTCATTCCAACCTTTCTTATGCGTAACTTGCACAGCACCATCATGAACTAAATAAGATGCAAGAAGAGCAGCCTCTTGAATATCTCCTACGTTTTGTGCCCAATTCCAAATACTGCCTGTATGATGACCATCCGCAACCATAAATCCTTCTAAAAAAGATACACGCTGGTCGTGGCTCATGTTTAATACTCGTTGAGTCCAGTCAGATGTGTACTTCCCATCTAAAATATTAATCATGGTTGGTCTATACACAGCATATGCATCCTCTCCTATACCCCAAGGTGCATTCATGATAATATTGCTCTCTGTATTCAGTTGAGATGTAATTCTAACTTCATCTACAGAATTACGAACAGAGAAGTTAGGCTTACCAGTCGAATATTCTCTGCGTTGCTTTACAAACCAACGATGCTCTGCTGTTGCTTGAAATTTAGTCCATGAATTTCCAAACTCAAACACTTCACACGAGTCAAAGAAAATTTTATCTGTGACCCTAGTCCACTTTTTTGTTTTACTTACAGGATCATAACCAAGAACTTCTTCTCCTATAATTAAATCATTAAAGTGCTTCCATCCATTTCGCGTTAATGCTCTTGTATGCATGGGCACACAATATTTAACTGACTTTGATGGAGTCCGTTCAAATTTTCTTCCAAGCACTTCAGATATCTTTTCAGCAGTTTTTGTATGCACATCATTAGGTTTTTCAAGCACTAAAGATTTGCAATATTTTTTATCATCCTCATCATATCTCCAACAATAGTGACTTTCAATCATTGCTTCAAGTGAGCTGAAGTCATAACCCATCTGAAAGAAACCGTCTGCAACGTCAACACCAAATAGCTCCCGCATTTCTTTACCAAACGGGCTAGTTACACGAGGGACATTTGCACAAATGCGATGTTTCATTCTCCCCGTACCAGCCCCACACGTGTCGGCCGGAGTTGGTATGCGGTGATCTTGAAAGACACGATTAACACTAAGCCACCCCTTTTCTATATCCTCATCGTCGTCAGGATCAATCCCACCACCAAGAATACTATTACGCCTATGTTGATACGTGAGGTAACTTGACACATCAGCCGCATGAGCAAACTTTTCACTTAGCTTTATAAGATTTGGGTCTAATTCTTTTTCCATACCTACAGTAAACGTAGGATTAGTTAACACCTTCATAGGGCGTTTCATATGGTCATGTTTATATAGCTTCTTCCTCATCTGCTCTTCAGAAGAAACTTCTAAATGCTCTAACCTATCTTTCATGAACGCGCTGCTCATTGTCTGTTCAATGTACTTATCGCAAGCTTCAATATACTTCTCTTTTGAAATCTTGCGCTTTTTTGCATCGACAGTAAGATCACGTTCTTTATAAGCAGAAGGCTCCCAACCCAAATCTCCTATGAGCCAATTTTTAATGTGTGTAGTATCATTAATCTTAGCAGGAATATGTGTAATTATAGGCTCTTGTGGTATGGGCAGCTTGTACATCTTGTCATAAAGCGAAGCATGGTAATCACCCTCAACCTGATCTATCTTGCCACCATGTTTTTCAACCCATTTTAAAATATTAGCACTAAGACTTCCATCCTTCTTGAATTGAATTTTAGGTGGAACAAACTCCTTAGCAGCAGTCTTTCCAATAGGCTTAGGTGGAATTAAAGGCTCTACCACCCTTCGTAGGTTTTCCATGCGCCCGTCAAGTGTCCTAACATGTTCTACAGCTTTTTCATGGTTGAACCAGAATCCTCGATGTTCTTGCCTAACAACAATTTCTGCTACAGCCTTCTCAAGTTCATAAGCATCTTTCCAATTCCAGTCTCCCCATTCTCGCAATAAGAATTTCCATGTCTTAATATTGGAACGAACGTCTTGCTTGTTATATACAAGCATTTCAGGGTGATATGCTAAAAACTCAGCACCTTTAGGTGCATTGGGAGTAATAAGCTCAAGCTCTATTGCTTTTGCTCGCCAATCAATTTTAGCTTCGCCGTGAAGCTTTCCGAAATATTCAATACTATGCGCTGGCCTATCAGGATTAAGACACTTAGACAAAATAAGAGTGTCTGTTATTGTAATAGGCTTGCCACAAATACTATCCCTCTTTATATCGTAGAACTTTTCTTGTTTCTTCCCCTCAAATACGCCTATCTGAAAGTCCATTCCAAGTGCTGCTTTAAAAACTGTATGATCGTATGAAATAGAATTGTGAGCTATCAGTTCATCCGCACTATCTAGGATAAATTCTTTTGCATATTTATAGACATCATCCTGCACAAATTCATACTCTTTATCTGTATCTACGTCAATAAATACTGCTGAGTGAATTTTAAAGTTATCTTTTAGTTTATACGGTGAGGCTGTATAGTCTACAGAATCTGAGTTAAGCAGTGAGGTTGCTTCAATATCCCAGCATAACCTCATATTTCCTCCAAGTACGTAATAACGTTTTTAAGCATATGTTTTTGTCCTTTTAAATACATCCCATAATCACTCATGGCCCTTGTGTCTAATGCACAATAAACTTTACGTAGCTCACAAATAGCCTCATCAATGCATTTAAGATTACCTGAATTATCAGAGATATTGATATTGGAATTTTTAAGCAGATTGTCTAACATTGCCATCCTAAGCAGCTCTCAGAGTCTTTTCACGTTCCAAAATCTCCATCACTGTCTGATTATATTGCAAACAATTGATGGCCCTTGTGCATGCCACATACAGCAAATTCTGCTCTTCAGTGTCCAGTCCTATCCACTTCCCACCTTTCCCGTAATTAGACGGAAAATCATCTTCAAGTTTCACCTGCTTAAACTCTCGCCCCTTACTCTTATGAGCGGTAGTGAAAATAACTTGAGGGTTATATGGCTCCTCGTGTCCTTCCAAAACACTAATCCAAACTGGAGCTTGACCAGACATAACTGCTGCTACTAATCTCTTCAACTCTTGGTCATGATCTGCATCCTCAACAATAGCTGCCCATTCAGCATATGGCACAATTTTCTCATGCTTCACACTTTTAAGATCACCTTCAAATAGGGCTTGAGCACTCTGTAGTAATCTCACAAAATCTTTCACATCAATTTCTATAGACACACTCTTACCGTTTTGTATAGCACTTACAGCGCATGTCAAAAGCTCTGTATTCGTGCGAAACAGTCTGGCGTAAGGTTCGCTGGTATTCAAACAGTTAGTGCCTACGGTTGATGTTATGCTCTCATTGCCTACTATATCTATTTTCCAATCTAGCACAGACATTGCTATATCAGCAACTGCTTGCCCATAGCGAAAAGATTTACTTAGCGGAAGTGATGTACATTCAATTTTGTCCATCGCATTAATAGCACCCCTCCAGCCATAAATTGCTTGCCGTGAGTCTCCTACTAATACAACTTTCATCTTACCAAATTGATTCTTAACAATATCAAGAACGCAATCTGTAGTATCTTGAGCTTCATCCAAGTACAGAACTTTATAAGGCAAAATAGGCTTAGATAGCTGATAAAGCTTTAAATACGTATCATGTGTTGCAAGCACATGTGAATCAGGATCAATGCGTTTCTCCCAAAGCTTCTTTGCTGCTTTAAGGACTATTCCGCATGTTTTCTGTACGTCTAGCTTAGGATGTTTTTCCGCTCTCAGTTTCAGCTCTTGTTTTGGTACATGCTTAAAATGTATGCAATCATCAGCACTTTGCTCAAACGCTGCAACTGTACGTTTTACAAGCAAGCCTAGAAAAGCTTGTGTAATGGTATGTGGTTTCTCCTCTGTACCTACATCAATCGCCTCTAGTTTTAACAGCTTGCCAATCTCCCCTCCTGTCCCTGCCACGTTCAAATACTTTTGAGGTCGCACCAATTTATGCTGAAGATCGCTACCAAAAGCAGCATAAGCCAAGCTATGTGTCGTACGGCAAGTAACATGCGAAGGGAACTTGTTGGCAGCTTCTAGTGCTGTTACTTTATTAAATGCCAGATACAACGATGACTGTTTTAACTCATGCGCCACCATGCTCAACGTACTCGTTTTCCCTGATCCTGCAATTGCACCTATCTTTAGCAAATCATTTTCTTTTGCAGCAGATATACAATTTAATTGCTGTTGTGTTGGTTGCATTAGGGAGATACTCCTTTAGTATTCTCATTTTTGAGAATTTTCTTGTTCGTAATTATCCAAAACATCTAAAGCTAATTTTTCTAGACTGTCGTAGTATCTATAATCAGGGAACTTTGCTAGAATCTTTTTCAAATATACGTGACCATTAGCATACAGATTATTTGTCTTATAGATCACTTTCCGTTTGATACTTCTTATAAAATCTTGTTCTAAGACAATTCTACCGTTCTTGTACCATGTCTTACAAATGCTCAGTGGGAATTCATCTACAACGTCAAATGTTTTCTTATCTACCAGAATTATTTGTACACATATTCCATCAATATTTGACTCAAATACAGCCTTAATCTTTGGATTAATCTTATACCATTCAGGTAAGCCTTCGCCAGTCTTAACTCTGAATATAGAAAATCCAGCTTTTTCAAGAATCTTATGCACAATACCAATCTGAACACCATCTCTTACAGAAAAGAACAAATCAATATCTGTCGCAACACGCCGAAGATACCAATCTCTTGGTGCACCACCTGCTACAATTGCAAATGGGTCTATAGTGTAAACCATTGAAAGTGCTTTATCAGCAACTGCACGTTGTTCATTTATCACCTTATCTACACTATACATTTAAACATCCTTAAGAATTTCATTCAAATCATCCAATTCACTAAACCACTCTGAAGGAATTTTATATCCTACTGAAACATAACGTGACATTGCATTGATAATCTCTTGCATACGCTCCATGTTTACAATGTACTTAGGGCGAATGCCTAGATGGTGCTTCACACTTAGCATAGCAGGACATCTTGACATGTCTGCTGTAGGTAGAATAGGCTTATAGCCAATTTCTTGCTCTAAATATTCTGCATAATTGCTCGCGGCTTTCTCCCCTAGTATTACGTAAAGCATTCCACAGCTTTCTAATCTTTTAAAATCATCCTCAGATATTGGCATCACATTTTACCTCCAATTTTAAATTCTGCTTATAACTTATGAATGATACTACTTGCTCATACAGACTATAATGCGTAGCTTCAGTTCTAAATCCACTAATCTCTTGCCTAACAACAGGAAATAGATTTTTTATTTCTTTTTCTAGACTGTAGGCCGTTTCTCCGTCCATCTTAAAATGTACCTGATTTACAACACTTAAACCATATTCCTTGGTATTTCTCACATGAGAGCGCAGCCTATCCTCTATGTTATTAGTTATGCCATACCCAGTGAAATGTGTAGATGGACCCTTCACCTGTAGTACATAAACATACCCGTCTTTATTTCTCTTAAACCCCGTAATTGCACAGTCCGGACATCTTGATCTGGTATTTATAAATGTGTTTGCGTTCGCTTCCCACACTCCATGATGTTCACACCTAATTGTAAACTTAACAGGGGTTTCGGATACATCCGACCACTCTACAAATCTATATGGAAGTCTTTCTTTTTCAATTATATTTTTTATTCTATACTCATATTGCTCTAATGTCCAGCGCGTTGATTTTGAGCAGCGGCAGGGTCTTACTCCACGTTTTAAGTGCCTTCCGTCTGCCTCAAAAACTCCATCGCAGACGCCTGCGGCAACATACTCATCATTACTGCACAAAGGGCAGTGGACGTTCCAGTACACTGACACGCCTTGAGAGTTCTTTCTAGAACTTCTAGTGAAGATAGTGCCTTCCATAAATGCACCCGTTTTCTGAAAATCCGCTATTGCGCTCTGTAATGGCTGCTGGTTTAGCAAGGAATTTAAGTCGTTTCGGCACTGCGGACACCCAATACCAAATAACAAAGTGCTTATTGTGCACGACCACTCGTTCCCGTCCTTATTACAACGCAAATTTACGCGTGTCTTATTTCCTTCCCACTTCTCTGAAAATCCAATGAAAACGAAGTCTCTGTCTGCGCATATCCTTTGAATTTTTATCTCGTACTGATCTTTAGACCAATAGTGTTGTTTTGCACAGCCACACGGTGTTTGGCCTGCTTTCAATTGTGCTTTTGTTGACTTAAACAATCCAAGGCCAAATAACTCACTGTCTTGACTGCAAATATGGCATTTTACTGTATATACCTTGTTGCTGTAAGACCTAGACCCATCCCACCCTATAACCTCTAACTGCCCATCCTCCCCGAATCGTTGTCCTATAAAGTCATCGACCTTTTGATCTTGTTTTTCTTCTCCAACTTCCATTTTTAAGCAAGCTCCTCCAACTTCTTGAGGAGCTTTCGCTTCCTTACAACCCTCCTCGCCTCTTTAATCTTATCAACCATTGCGTTGTTGCTTCGCTTCTGGTAGTATATTAATTGCTGTGTTATCCGCTGCGCTGTGCTAATCTCAACATAGTCTGCAAGCTCTTCAATTGTGCAATTCTGGTAGTCCATAAATCTCCTTTAAATGAACTACCATTATACCACGACATACACTATTTGTCAACAGGCAACTACGTCAATATCCTCCATGCAGGAATCATCCATACCAATGTGAAAGCTCCTCCTGCACAGCCTCATCTGGAGACAACCCTTCAGATTCTGCATAGGAATCATAAACGGAGGCAGCAACATCAAAGCAGGCGCGATACTTCACATTCGTCTGCGCTTGAAACTCTTTAGCAAACTCTGCAATCCACGTTTGTTTGTTCATACAGCTTCCTCTTTAAACTCCTGAACACTCTCGTAATATTTCTTTGCGAGTGCAGCTTTCTCTTCGGACTTGTAAGCGTTAATGCAGCGCGTAACCGTTTGCGTGTGCGAATAGCCTCGTGTGTCATGGTGAGTGACGTTTCCTTTGCACCAAATCTCATACTTCATTAAGTAACGGTTTGGGTTGTAGATTACGGTGAATTGATCTTTTTGCATTTGTTTCTCCCTTTATTAGATACTAACACAGTGTTATAGCATAAATAGATAATTTCCTAGCGTTAATTGTGATACAACTCTGTGCTAATACAAGTTTTCACTGAATAGCTTACCAACACCATCCTCAGACATATCACCACCAACTCTGCGAATGATTTGTCCTGCAGTCTCTGCAACAAGCCATGCTTCTTCCCTTGTAAGAAACTGCCCTCTATTATCTATAAAGCCTTGCTCTGTCTCGTTAGACTTCCAAGAGAAACCCCGTAATCCCCATGATTTCATATGTTGACATTGAAAGCTATCATAATGCCTAATACCTAGTACTATATTTCCTGTATTAATATCTTTGTTGGCTGCACATACAATTCTTTGTTCCATTACCATCTTTTATAAATGTTTTTCAATAAGGTCTGCAATCTCTAGAAAAGACAGCCTATCCACGTCATTGATACAAGAAATCTGTCCTACACCTACATAAGGATTGTCTGCATCTAACTCTGCCCAACTTACTACATCACGAGGGGGCAGGTGACAGCCTATCCCTCCTGTATCATATGCATAAAAAGAATGACCAGAAACGGGCCTCCATTGACCGTTGCTCGTAACTTTCCTATGTATGTCACATAGAACCCCCAAGCAGCAAAAGGCATTTTTACTCTTCAATACTACAGTTCCTTGCTCGTACTCTCCACTCCGCAGGGCTTCTAGCCAGAGTTGTTTTACTTGGTGATTCATTTGGTATTTCTCCTTTAGGTAGTGAATTTGAATTGATTATAGAAGATTTGCAGAGTGTTGTCAATGGCTACTTAGAACATAGCATCTCCGGGCTTCGGAGGTGTGTAGTCTCTCAAGTTTTCTACATCACTTTCCAAAAACCCTTCAGGAGGTTCTACGTACTCTCCTGTATCCATATCATAATAAACTTTAAAGTACCCACTTCGTCCATATTTACGGTCTTCCAAAAGGACGATAGTAGAGGTGTTCCTTTCTTTCAAAGGCAGATCAGGGTCTTTGTTGCGCTCAATACCCCACATGTAATACGTGCTTCGCATCATCGCGCGAGAGCCTGTAAATTGGTGGCTCAGGACTTTTCCGCCACGCTCGTGAGGTGGTCCAGCATCAGGTGATTTCAAGTGACAAAAACAGTAATAAATAAAACCAAGGTCTTTAGCCATCTTGCTCAATTCGTCTGCGAACTTTTCAAGTGCTGTATTTGCTTCTGAAGCTGTAAGGCCCTGCACCATGCGGCTAATAGGATCAAGAACAATGTCTGTAACACCTTCAACCAACACGGCATGACGGATAGCACCTTTCACAACATCCCAAGAGCAAGCTCCATAGTTGTTGTAATAAATAACATTGTCACCAACAGCGTCTACAGCCCTCTTGAGAGTTTCTTGGTCAAAGAATCCATGCTCAATGTTGAAGATTTCTTTCCCGTAGATGTCCTTAAAAACACCATCATCACCTACGAAAATTACCTTCTCAGGGTTTGTAAAGTCCTTCCCAAACATCTTACCGGCAACTTTTTTGCATGTCACCTCTGGCTCTTCTTCAAACTTGAATAGGGCTATCCTGCCGCCTTCTGCCTTAATAATGTGCTCAGACAGTTGGTTTACAAACTCGCTCTTGCCAATCTTGACACCAGCTCCGATGTAGTGTCCCTCCCCAATCCTTCGTCCAAGACTCAGCTTGGTCATTGAGGGCCACGGCCACGGCTTGCCTAACTTCGGTAGCTCATAGGCTTTATCTTTAATAGTCTCGTATTTAATAAAGCCGTCTGGTGTATAACTTTTTGGCTTCATACAGCACCAATAAAGCTGCTCCCCCATCCCTTCGCGCACCATGTCACATGGGTCGTAATCATCAGGAAAGTCAGCAACAAGAATATCGGGCATCAAACTGTACACGGCTGCTACAGCATCACGCCCTTTCATTATTTTTTGTTTCTCTCGTTCCTCTTGCGTAGCCTTGTCTGCATCAAACGCTAGAATACATTCAGAAAATTTACGAAGATAGACTTGATTGTGTTTCTGACCGATGTTTTGAACGGCATTGGCAGTTCCGTTGCTTATGCTGAGAACTGTAGGGTTGGAGGCAGGATATTTGGCTTTTATTACGTCCCATGTTGCAGCAGCATCGTACTCTCCTTCTGTTATCCAAACCTTCTTTCCACCTGTTTTGTTTCCCACTGACATCCCAAACAAATCACACTTTACACTCTGAAATCCAATGGTGGTGAAATGCCTACTAGCCATTTTTGGCACAGTGAGGTCACGTTTCTTATACCCTACAATGTCCCCTTCGTAGGTATATGGAAAATAGTGTGCAATAGGCGTTTTGCCATCTATTTGGCTAAGTGCTGTCCTAATCCCATAATGCTCCGCTGCCATCTTTGAAATACCCCTTTCTGGAATGGCCATTATGGGGTATCTACTTACATCCTCAACAGTCTCAAGTTCTTCTTTTGTCCCACTAATTTTTTTTGCTGCCAAAATTCTTCCACCTTTCTCATATCCTGACTGACTCATCTACAAAACCCCATCAATAAGCAGAGACACTCCGACAATAAATACTGCAAACGATGTAATAAACGAAGGTACGATTACCCAATGGCCTTTGGGAATAATCTCTTCCAGCAAATAACTCCCCGCCCATAACGAAGCCAAGGCAAGAATAGCTCCAAATATTATTTTAAAGGTTTTCATCTACCTTCCTTTTTAATTGTTATAGAATATCCATTGGAAACACTAATACCAAAACCACATTACTTAAAATACTCATATTATTCTGGATGTATTTCTTTCAAAGCATCGTCAAATGCTGCACTGATCCCTTGAAGCTCGTCGAGAGTATCACAATCGTAGTATTCAAACAAACCAATCAATTTCTTGAAAGCTTCAGTTTCACCAATAGCTCCAACATAAAGATTCTCAACAATAGGAATAATCTCTTCCATTAGTTCACTACCTCTTGACCAACCCATATTACATCTCCATAAAGAGGTCTTTAATCTTACTTCTGAGCGTTTTCAATTTATCGGATTTCTCGGCCAGTTCATCACAAACCTCTAAATAATCAGCATAAGTTACATAGTCACCATATTCATATTTCTCTATAGCTCCATCACAAAGGTCATAACGTTGCACTTCCATTTTACCCCCAATATGTGCGTGATATGATATTCTTATCTAACTTCTGATCTTGCTCAAGTTGTCTCAAATCCGCTTTAAGGCCTACAAGGTAACTATACAGAACAGGAACTCCATAACACCCTTGAAGCTCTTCAATGCTTGACAAAACATCTGTAATCTTTGCAGCACGTCTTGCAATACGGCTTTGTAATCTAGCTTGAATAGAATCACACATTTTTATCCTCAATAAAATCAAAGTGCTTCATCGTGAAAATAAACACATTCCAATTTACGTGCATTGTCATAGCCTCTCTACCACTACTACTTTTTGTGCAGTAAGAACTACTTCAAACCATTTAGACATATTTTCCTCCAAATAAACATTACAAGCTATAGAATCCGTAACAATCTAAACCACTATTTTTATTTTTCTTGACTTGTTTCTTCCAGTTCATCTTCAGCCATTAAGATAGCAAAGTCAAGTGCCATAAGAACATGCTTGTGTTTTGTTGAGGGCATATCGTTAATTATTTCAATATACTCACCACTTTTTACCGTAAGTACAGTTTCAAGAAATTCTATAGTCTATAGAGGTATTTGCCAATGTAGAGGTATATAGATAATCTACATTACAAGCTCTAGCAATTGCACCGACAACGCAGAACCGGCTGGCATGTGCCTCTGTAGGGTAAACAGGTTTTCCAAGATTATCTAAGGCAATGCACCGGCGTCCCCAGCTATTAGGCTTCTCAAGAATGCTGCGAGTATCTTTCAGGACTTGTACTAATTCTTTTGTTACTTTCATTTTTAATACCCCTTAAACCTAAATAGTTATAACACTGGCAATAATTGAGATAAAATTAATCTCACTTTCAGTAGAACATGCGCCTCTGCAGTCAATGCCGCTTCATTGCAATTATGTGTTGTCCAATCCTGAAACACTAGCTTATACATTGTCGGCACTTCAACCCTCCTTAAGTAATTCACTTATTCCACTTTAAAGCCCATTGAGGGGTTTTACCTCGTACCCAGACCATCTTACGAGCATATTTCCTAACCTTATCACTACTTTGCTCTCTAAGCAAATTATTTTCCAACATCTTTGCGTAATCTACATCTTGCTTATAGGAGTAGTACAATCTATAAGAATCTACAGATTTGAAGGTTTTACATTCCTCAGGCATAACGAGAGCTGCCTTTGTCAAACTATATATACCAATTGCATTAAATACATGATTACTGCATGCTTCAAATTCACTTCGCAATGTGTGAAATCTAGTCTCTGAAGCATGTTTTCTGCCATACCTTTTGGTGTACTCTTTAAACAACGCTTCACAATGCTTAACAAGCCACGAATAATTTTCAAAAGATGCTCCAGCCCATTTTACGCAAGGATGGTGCTGATGTGTAGCCTTCATGAGGCACTCGTGCTCAAGTCTAGGTCTATATTGCCTGAGCACTGTACATAGTATTTGAAGGGACTCTAATACCATTTTAACAACATGACCGTCAAAATGGTATTTAGCAGCTAGAGCAGGATCATAATCAAGGAAGAAGATGTTCATGAATGCCTTTATAGGATGTATGACCTTATTCTAGCTTACTTGTTGACGGATGTCAAGAGGCTTTGTAGTTCTCCCCTGGAATTGTCTTACGATATTGAATCCATCCTTTGAAGTTGCCACTCCAAAGATTTCCTTCGTTGTCCATGTGGGAGACCCCTTCTTGCCATGCTTTCGAACTCATTTCAATGTTCACCCATAGCTCTTTTCCGACATGCTTAACAGTTGCTTTTGGGTTCATCGGTGTGGCAACATGCTCTAAAGCACTTCCATGAATCCTATCATCGCTCACCAACCGAGCATACACTTCACGAGATTTCTCTACGCCATAATCAACGTTTCTAAAAGAAGCCGCAGCACATCTGGCACAACTTACTTTGATAGCATCCTCTAGTGAAATTTCTTCACTACTTTCTTTGTCTAGGTAATACGCTCCATCAATTTCTCTGTCAACATAAGGAAGATGATATTCACCGGCTTTCAACAGTTTTGGAACACTCTTCTCGTGGGCTTCTCTCATGAGACGCGCCAATTCAGCAATCGTAGGGTCTGCTGCAGAGTCATCTCGCAGCCAATAGAAGTTCGCCCACTCTGTAGCACTTACAACACCTTTAATCATCTGAAAAGGTTCTGTGAGGCGATTGAAAATTTGTTTCGCGTAACCAGCCTCGTAAAAACCACGAGAAAAATTAACTGCAGAGAGCTTAGCAAGATGCCACCATTCTTCTGCAGTATAGATTTCATTAATCAGGGTATTATGCACCCCACCATCCTGCATGCCTTTGTTGGCTGCACCAAAACGTGCAGGCTTTCCAGTCAGTTGCTCTATCATCTTTGAGAATGGAATAGCACGAGAAGATGCAGCATTTCGACTAAACATTCTGTGTGTCATGAATTCAGCCCACACAATGCGGGGAACTTCAATCTCAAATGTTGTAAGACGATACCCGGCTTCAGAAATGCTGTCACAAATCACTTTTGCACTACTCATCAATAATCCTCCCTTTCCTCAATCCCAAGCCTATCCAATACTTCCTTCCACATCTCGTATCGCCCTCTCTCGTAAGGACGTTCATCAATAGCCCTACATCCCATGTCATAAGCATATTGCATCATGTGATTGAGGAACTGTTCTGTAATATTTTCTTTACCTGTGTTTCTAATTTCTTTGAAATGATCTGACATTAAGCCCATTTGCTTTAGCCAAAGTACACTTTGGGAGATTTCTTTACAAGGTTTAACTCTTGTGCCTTTTTCACCCAGTCATCATAAAAGGATGTCCTTTCTTTGTACCACTCGTCGTAAAAGCTCACTCTACTTTCTCCATTTCTTCTGCAAGCTTTAACAACTCTTCAGCAAAACTTCGCGCAGATTCTGAATTACGAAGGTAGAGAGACAAACTTTTTGCAGGAAAATACACACCATCCTGAGTATAATCCTCTTGCATAAGAGTTACGTAACCATCACCTGCGCGAATAGGAATATGTGCATCGCTACTGGAGCTAACAATTCTTGCGTGTAACTTTACAACTACTCCGCTATATTCGACAATCTTTGTATATGGCATGTCCATTAAATCTTCGTCCCTTCAGTATACTCCACAAATTCTTCTACAACAAGAGAGTGTTCTTCATCGTAGGGAAGCTTACCATTCATACTGATAATATAACTATTAGCATCGTACTCACTCTCAAATACTTTAGGAACAATCTGCAGTCCCATATACTCCCCCGTAACACGGAATTTCTTAGTTTCTTGCATAGGTTCTTGTCTAAGAATTTCAAGGCCATTACCATAGTAATCGCCTTTTACAATACGCAACTCATCTTTTCCAGCTTTCACTACAATTGCTTCTACTTTATTATCAACAACTTGCAAACTAATAATGTCCTTAAATACACCAAGGTCATTCACATCTTTAATCTTAATCATTCGCATTTTATTTTTCCTTATTTAACAATACTTCCACTTAGGGTATCCCACTCATAAACATCGTTTTTGGATATCCACATCAACTGATCTTCATAAGCATACCCCGCATCATCATGACTGGCTTCCAGTTTAAGTGGGTACAAATAAGGACTGCCACAGCAGCCACATCCGCTCACCACAATTTTGTATTTGCGGGATAGTTGCTCAAGCTCTTTAATAAAGCTTTCCTCATTTTGTGTAAGAGTCACTGTTCCTCCCGCATCTCTTGACAAATTTCTCTACCACTATCATATCCTTGCCAATTGTCCACTCCAGCAGCTTCTAATGCAGATAGCCAAAGTGAGTCTTCAAGAAATTGTTAGTATTCTTCTAAAGTGATTGTAACTGATTTACCATCCATACATACTCCACTTAAAAGGTTTCACAATCCCTCTCTTCTCTGCTTCCCAAAACCTATTCACAAATTCCTCATCATACATTGCCTGCGCTTTATCGTAATTCTCCCAAGCATATTCTCTCCACCAACCAGATGTAATACTTGTGCATACTTTCATCAAAGCCATGTCAAAGCTTTCTTTTGCAGACATTTTCCCATGAGGAATAATAGCACGTTCAAGGGCTAATACATAAGATTCTTCAAGAACAGAAAGGAGCTTAATATGCTCTGGTAGACTAAAGAATTTTTCCTTATCAACCTGCACTTGAGCGCCATCTATGATAAAATACGTATAAGCTGGCCTGTCAAGATGTTTTACAGCTTCGTGAATAGAATCATGGTCGTAGGTGTATGGAACTTCATCATTCTTGAAGAAATTATCTTTATCCACTTTCAGATTTGGATGCTTATAAGCGTATGTTGCCTTCTCTCGCTCAATGAAAAACTCCATATGAGCATCTTCAATAAACGCTCCATGCTGTCTCATTAACTGAATATCTCTCATAGTCTTCAGAAAATGAGGGCTATCCTTCAAATATTTGTGAGACATTTTAAGCATGTATAAGAAATTTAGAGAGGGTATATAAAACTGATCGAATGGTTTTGCATCCTTATAGGCTACCTTTAGCAAATGTTCTGAGCTACTATCAGGCCACGCAATCTCTGCTTCAACAATCTTCTCTGAAGATTTCATTATAAACTTCTTTCCCTGCTGAATAGGGTATTGGGCAATCTTATTTGGGATTTTCTTTGAGTAATCCTCAAACTCATCGTATGTACAAACAATATCCATATCCGCAGGAACACGTACATCTTCATCGAGATGATAATTGAGAGCAACAGACCCGATCAGTAGCATTTAGTTTCCTTTGTTAACAAGAATGTGCAGAAGTGTTCCATCCATCTTCTTCAGGATTATAATACCCTCCCATACCATATTTAGGCCCGTCCCAATAAAAAGATATACCACTTTCTTCAGAAACTCCTACAGCTTGAGCAATCAATGCATCAGCCTGCTCAAGCAAATCGGCAATCTTCTTTGCAGCTTCTTCTTTATTCACTTACCTTCCCCCTTCAGCAATGGTAGCTAGAACTATTCCAATCTGGATGTAGCGCATTAATTTGTTCCATATCATAAGCCAACTCAGAATCAATTTTAACATTAATTCCAGTAAGCTCTGCAAGCTCTTTAATCTCACTTAGAAGTACTTTAATAGTTGCAATCTTTTCTGCAATATCTTTTGCAGCCCTCTTTGCAAGAGTTTCCTTCATTCGTTTGAATTCTTTCAAATCAATATTTTCCATTATATCTCCTTAACAGTTAGAAGTGTTCCATGCAGCTACGTCAGTTTCCATGTTTTGAAAAATGTTGTAAAGATCAAACATCTTCTCAAGACCTTTTTTATCCTTCCATGAAACATCAAATTCATCTAGCTTTTCTTCCAACCGGCAACTTGCAATATCGCTATGGCTATAGTCGCCATACTCATTTCGATACTCGAAGAAGTATTCTACTCCAGATACAGAAGAAACAACATTGATATTTTCAAGCATCTCAAGTGCTTTACCGCTCAGTGTTTCAATTTCACTCTTATCTTCAGACTCTACAATCTTATCGACAATCACTTTAACACTGTTGGTTGTCTCTGCAATAAACTTTGCAGCATCTCGCTGAATAGCTTGTTTTTGCTTCTTCAACTCAGAAATACTCACACCATTCAAAATAATATCTTCTTTCATTCTTCTCTCCTTAAAATTTCAATAAATTATTGAGGAATATTCCACAAATTGATTGGGGGATATTATATATATATAATATCCACGTAATTCCCATTGTTGAGAATGTTTCTAATCAAATTTCTTAGGTTTTCCACATTTTATACAACGACAATAAGTGCGAGTCCACCTTTCTCCATACTCTCCATTGCAACTTTTACGCTCAACGATTTCCCATTTATGAGCACACCCACAAAACAGAAACTGGAACAGTCTAAGCACTCAGTTTTCCTCTCTGCAAAACTTACTATGTTCAATAATAACACATTCCATATTCCTAGCCCAGATCGGATGAAGCCGCTTATGGAAGAAGAACAGATATGTATCAGACAGCAACACTCTACCAGATTCTTTTGCATTCTGCAAGAGATTTCTCATCTGCTTGTTCAGTGGTAATATTGGCTTTGTGCGATTCCATTGGAATTGTCCTGCCTGCAACACCACAGCACAAATGCTCTTACCAGATTGCTTTACACGATTGAGAATTGTATCCATTACAGCTCTCTGAGCTACAACAGACTCTGTGTTTGCCTCGTAAAAAATTGCTGACGCAAGACAGGCCTGCTCAGAATGTGCCAAGCAAGATTTGAAAGGGGTGATGGATAAAGCTGCTGCGAATAGGAGTTTTAACATCGGGAAGCCTCCAAAGCTTCTCCTGCCTCGTTTTGGCAAAGCTCTTGAATATGCAATGTAACGTCTTGTACAGAACGACCTTCATTCCACAGCTCTGAACATATTTCCACAGCAAATTTAACTCCCAACTTATAAGCAAGCTGCTCTGATTCAGTCATTCTTCTCTCCTGTAATCTTCTTTCTGTACAAATGTACAATAAACGCAATAATAGGCGCAGAAATTGGAAGTGTCAATAGGATAGTTAGACGTAATATTCCTCTGACAAAACACCAATATGTTTTTCGCGCAGCATCATACAAATCGTCTAAATCATCTTCTCTTAAAGGCCATTGAATCAAGCCACGAGCAACAATCTTCAGAGATTGCCAATATGTCATACTTGGATCAAACATTACGATTTCCTGTCAGTGGCGCAATCTGCGCTGTCAGTAGGCGTGCTGTCAGGGGCGGCGGCGAGCATGGCGCGGTAGACTCGTGGCGGGAAGTCATCGTTGCCCGTGCATCGCACGATAGTGCGCACAGCAGCGACGTGCATTTCCTCTGTAAGCTCAACCGGCACCAGCTTCCACCCCTCCCGTGCCGCCTCTGCCTTGCGCAGCCTGTCGATGAGAGTGCGGCAAGTCTGCGGGTTGAAGGCGGCGATGAAATTCAAAATGGTTTCGTTATGGCTTTCCTCTCCGACTGCATATTGGTCTGCATCGACGGTACCTATATCGTAGAAGCTACCGTCTTCATTCAGATGGCCGAACTGGTCGCCTTGCGCGGTCTCCCATTTCCATCCGTGCGCCGCATCAACCAGCGCCCGCAAAGCATCAAGGTCAAGTATTGGTTGGCTCACGGCTTCTCCCCTTCACTGGATTGCGCGAGACTGAGCAGGGCGCGGGCGAAACCAATAATGCAATCGTCCCCGGTTCCCAATAGGTGTCTGTGCGCGAGTTCTCGTATCTCGGCATCCGTCACACCCGAAAGGGATACCGCTGCCCGCTCTTGTAGCGCTGAAACACCGGCAGAAGTCACAATGCTTTCGCAATCTGCAAACTGGTCTTCATCCAATAGGTCGGTGAGCCGCGGCATCAGCTTCTGCATGCCGCGTCGAAGTCGATGATTTTCAATGTCGAGATGTTCGATTTCTTCTTTCGCGCCTTGGTCTTGTGGCGCTTGGGGGAGGGCGTTGGTTACCGGCCCCACAAGCGCGCCACTTTCCGCTTGCCCCAACAGGCGCTTCGCGTTGCGAGCGTTCTGGGCAAACTCGCTACGGGTGCGATCCAAGTACGCCGACGCCTTCGCTATCTGGCGCGAAATGTCAAGCTGCTGGGAACCAGAGCCGGTTCTGTCTTGTTCATGGCTTTCCTTCGGTTGGGGCGGAAACTCATATACATTCATCGTGAACCCATATTCCGCCAGCATTCGCTGCAAGTCATAGAGCTTGTAGTTCGGGATGAAGCCGATCAGATCGCGCCAAACGTGCTCAAGCCGAGCCTGGAAGCCATCCGGCCAGTTGCGAATCACATTCAGCGGAATTTCCTTCGGCCCCGGCACGCTCGCAATGATGGCGTCGAGGTCGAGAGAGCGGATAGCATCAGCGGCCTTGTCTAGCGTGCGCTGGCCGTCGTCATAGTCGTAGTAGCCGCCCACCGTGACAACGCGCGTTTCCTCGCACAGCTTTGCCGCTGCCTCTATCACCGCGTCCGCGATGCGCTTTGCGTAGTCGTTATTCATTCTCAGCAAGCTCCTCAAGGTATGCGTTGTATTCGGCTGGATTGCACTTCGGGCAGGGGATGCGCCAAGTCTCAGGATCGTCACCATCGCGGTCCATGTCACTCATGCGACCGTCGGTACACATCAAGTCCGGGTACAAAGTGGTCCCGCTGTAGCCCTGGAATCCGCATCCAGCAGGCCCAATTGCTCGGCGCTGTTTACGCCGCTGGTGTGAGTTCATTTGCTCTGCTCCTTCCCGGCTTGCGCGAGTGCGGCGTCAATGGCCTGGTCCATTGCATCTTCTGCGAGGATGCATTTCACGTTTCCCGCACCGTCCCGCGTCAAAACCACAGATTCAGCTACTTGAGGCTTTCCTTTTGCTGTGTTGTATCCAGCCCAGGATTCATTGCGCAGCCACCGATACCGCGCTGCATCCCGGCTGTCCTCGCTCCGCGCTGCCTGTGGCTGCGGTGCTGCCGGTCGCTCTGCATGAAAGCCTTCCGCATAAAACGCATGTGCTACTTCCCTGAAAGGTGGTGCGTCATCAATGCTCCAGCCACGTGCATTGCATATCTGCACGAGCATTTCATCGGTCAGGATGGGCATTCCAGAAAGTAGGCGATATGGCTGCACTGTCGCGGCAGTCTTATCTGCAGATGCTGCAAGCTGCTGCCGAAGCTCCGCGTTCTGGCGTTCGAGTTCTGCGATGCTGGCTATCAGTTCGAGTTCCTGAGGAGAGCCATAGCCTTCACCATGATTGTGTCCGCAATGAAAGCAGGTTCCTCTTCTCGGCAGTAGGCTCATGACTTGTTGCCTCCCTGAGATTGATTGGATAGGGCGGCAACCAAATCACACGCCTTTTTGTACGCAGTTCCCGGAGTCCCAAGAAGCTCACTGGCGAGAACTGGATCAAGATGCCGAACTACTGATCCAAGTGCCGATTTGAAATCGGACGAGTCATCGAAATAAAGCGCAGATACTGCCGCATGCAGAGCCTTCCTCCACCCTTCCGGCACGGTCTGCTCGCTTACTGGCGCTGCGGCTGTTCTACCTGCAAGCAGTTCATGCAGAGCGCGTAACTGGTCATCAGTCAGCCGCTCTTTGAATGCAACCAAAACACTCTTTTGCCCCGGTGATTCAGCATCCCGCGAAACCCCTACGGCTTTCGGCAATGCGAGTGCCGCTGCTGCGGCTGGCTGGGAGCATGCAATGATCTTTGCATTTGCCCGTTCGACGGCTTCAGCGAGAGTTGTTGCTGCTGGCTGAGATAAAAGGGCACGCTTTGCAATTCGCATGCAAAGATTGAAGTCGGCTCTGCTAAGTGTGCGCCCCGCCTCTTCATGCACAATGCGCAAAGCTTCCGCCTGCTCACTCACCACTGGCGCTATCTGCGCTGGTTGCGTTGCTTCAGGTTGAGCGGGGATTTTCTGCTCGATGTAGTGCTTGCAACTCTCTGATGCGCAACCAGACTCACTCCGGCAGAAACAGGCATTCCCGCCTCCCAGCTCACAATCTGCCGGATCGTCGCTTGATTGCTGCGTTGCTTGGGCGCGGGAGAGGGCAAGCAGGGCGTATTCGCGCATGTCACGCTCACAGAACAAGGGCAACCCCAGCCCACTATGCGCATAAGGCATCGGCAGCGACGGCAGCTCATCCACTGCGCCAGATACCGACTGCTCTGGCGCTGATGGTGTCAGAACGAAATCAATGCCGCCGAAGGATACTGGGATCGGCTCTTGCGCCTGCGATGGGCGCTTGAGAGATAGAATAAGCTCGGCCAATGCAATCAATCCGTGCTCGTATGCTTTATTCGCCGCCGCTTCTATCGCCTCGTTCCATACCTGAGCGCGAACAAGTTCGCCATCGTGCGTAGCACTATCGGACGAGGGAGGGGAGCCCGCAAGCAGCGCGGTAATTTGCAGGATCAATTCACGCTCAGAGCGCCCGCAAACCTTCTTCCAACCCTGCCTTAGATAATCAAGAGCCTCGTCTAGCGTCAGGTCATCACGCTCGCGGGCGTGATAGGACAGCGCTTCGATTATGTGCGCCGCTTTTTGCGCCTGCAGCGACGCCAGCGTATCCTGTGCCTGCAGAAGGGCGGCGAAGCGTTCGCAAATCTTCTCAGCCAATGCGTCGGCGCCCATGCTGTTGTTGCCGTCGATGGATCGGATAAACTGCGCCAGATCGTCTACGTCCAGCAGCATGTTGCGGTCAGTGGTCATTGCGGGCTCCTATTCAGAAAATCACGAGCAGCGTCAAGCTGCTTTTGCCATGCAGCGGTTGATTGCCACGTTGAAATGAATGCGTTGTCTAGTGCATCAACAAGAGCTTTCAGGAATTCTCTGGCATCCGTCATGTTCAATCTCTCCCTGCGCTATCGCGCTCAATAGTACCAATTAAAATTAAACTTATCAACATATAATACATAGTAAATTACTACACGCATGACAATGATACTACAACACATCTTGTTTGACAAATAATTTTACTCTATACCCAAACAATCAAATCCAAAAACCTCGTTAAATAAAAACAGCCCTAATCATATCTCTACGAACAGGGCTTGTCAAGATAAAATTCTAATTATTGAGAATTTCAATGAACTGCTGCTTCCTTAGCTTGCATCGCATTAATGTACTCCAGCAGCTTCATGCTCATCTCCATCAACTCCTTTTTATCAATGTCAAGAGGAATTACAAGATTTAGATGCTCCGTTTTAAGTGTAGCAACCCCTTCTACATCACTAGCTCTACGACCTCTGGCAGCACGATCTTGTGTAATTGCTTGTCCTATCATCTGAGCTGTTTCAGAAGCAAGTTGTTCTTCTTTTTCATCTGCCCTAACGTTTGCAGTGGTTTTAATTTCCTCTTCTTTGCCAATTGCCTTTGGCTGTTCTCGTAAAGATTCCTGCTTAGGTTTCACAACAGGCTTCTTACCAACTAAGGCAAGCACACTGTTGATACCGGTAAAATTATATTGTTCCAATTGAGCAACAATCTTCTGAATAGCATTCCTATCTTTAGCTTTGCCAATCCAAGAGACAATTTCCTCATGACCTATGTGAACAAACAATGCAGCACTAGCATCAATGCGCCTACGAACAGTTTTATAGTGCTCGTCAGAAATGTTTTCAGACTTGTACCCAGCTTCAACGTACACAGCCTGTAGCAATTTCTTTGTAGCAAGCGATACACCCTCATTTTCAGCGAATAATACCAGTCCTGTTGCAAGTTCAACATCAAGGGCTTGTTTGCTCCAAGATGCGGCATCCATGATAGCATCTACCATTGCTTTTTGTGTAACGGGACGAAAAGCAGATTTTGCAGCTTGCTTGTCTGCCTCACTCATAGCCCCAGCAACAATATGTGCAGGCGTGTTATTAGCAACAGACTTGTTGATGTTTTTAACAGCGTTCATTGTATTTCTCCTATAAAGATTGTACATGTTTGTGAAAATTTAAGAAGCATTTTCATTTCGTGCTTCCATGAGACGTACTTTATAAGAGATAGTTCCCGCTGTCTTTGATATTTGTCAATATTCTAACTTTTTACCTTCCAAGCTATCCTTTCTTGTAAGCAATAAAAGCATTCTGTCGTGACTTACAACACCCCTAGCCTTGGCTGCAACACTTCCGTACATTTCCCACATGAAATACCAATTCTTTAGTTGTTTTAATGCAAGATGAACTGCTTTATTAGTCATAAATACCTACTTCTATGAACTCACCTTCGCTGTTAAAAAGATACTCTGTATAAAGATTACAATAAGCACACATTTTTCTACTACCGGCTGTCAATCTAATGGCTTTATCAGGATAGTAAAGGACATGCTCAAAATCTAAGCCAAACTCTACCAGCAATTCCTTCAATTTCTCATAATCAGTCATTTCATTCCGCCATTCTTTGCAGATTGAAGTTGTGCACGAATGCGTTCGCTACTGTCTGCTTCATTTTTGTCGTACCTGTGTTCAACGAAGATTGGCAAAAACAATGAGTCAACATTACTACCTTCCCTTGAGACAACATCATTAGCTTTGATTGTCACAATACAACCAATAGGCAAATCCCCTATACGAATTGCTTCCCAAGCATCCTTGCGCTGTTGGTCGGAAAATCCCGACCCTACATTTGTCACAATCTTGTCATCAGAAGATGCAACAGTGTAACCTCCAAGCATCCCTTTAGCCTTACCTTCACCTTCGTAATAACCTACTATTTTCATCTCACATTCAAACTCAATTTTCAACTTTACGTTGTAGGGGCTTGTATGATTTCGCCACTCAGCGCTCGGGTCTTTGATAACAGCACCTTCAAGCCCTTGCGCTGTATAAGACGAATAAATTTTGTAGGCTTCTTGTAGATTATTGACGACGTGTGACTCTATTGCTTCAATGTTAGGGCACTCATTTGCAAACTTCAGAAGCTTATCTAAACGATGTGAATATTCAACACTACATAGACCTTCTTTAAAGTCCAGAACCGGAATGGCATCCCATGCTTCCATACAAAAGTTGTATTTATCAAATTCTTTTTCATCTTCACCCTGAAGAATTGAATTCAACACACCATTACCTACTTTACGTGAGAGCGGAAGTGCTCGACATTGTCCTGATGGATATACAAGCAACTCTCCAGCCAATACAACATTGACATCCTCTGGCAATCCTTCGGCTAGCGACGTTGCCATCCACTGCGGATATATGCTACCATTGCGTGTAAAAGCTTTTGGAGGCTCGTTAACATCTTTCATTAGATACAAGAATGATCCATCTGCTTTCTTTTGAACGATTATTTCCTTCAAGTTATCAAAATGCTTGAGGATTTTATCTGTCATTAAACTACACCTCATATATGGCGGAATAAAGAACAATCCGGGCCAAGTCTTTAGCACCATAGTTTCTCCAACATTTGTGCCTGCAATTTTGCGCTTAATGATATGCTCTAACAACTCAATACCTTCAAAATCCATAGATGATGCTGTTGCTTTAAGGATGTTGGTAGCCTTACTGCCTGTATAAA